GCAAGCAGGGAACTTTACCATAAAGAGTTCATTGAGAACTATGGCAAGGAAGTCCACGAAGAGTGTGAGAAGAGCGTGGAACGCTTTAAGGCTATCCACGATTCATTATCCCCAAAGGCAAAAGAGTTTTTTAAGGAGAACACTCCGTTGATTGAGAACGAGGAACAAATGAAAGCTGTTGAGGGTGCAATGCTATTGGCGTCCGTTCTTGGCTTTTGATTCTTTCATAATTATTATTCTTATTTTAATCCATCGTAGTTTTCTGCGGTGGATTTTTTTTGTTAAAATTCACCGAGCGTATCAAAACTTTTGTTATATTTGTCGTGTTAACACAATGGAAAAAAACGTTACAATAAGGAAGGAACAAAAATAATGTGTTAAAAATTTCCGAGTGTATCAACTCTTTTTATATATTAGTCTCGTTAAACAATTAAACCAATAGAATTATGGCAAAGACAAAAATAATCTATTCACGCACCACCGAAGTGTGGCAAGGAAGCCAGTTTGAAGAAAACGAATATTCATCGTATTACGACAACAGAGCTATTGCAAAGGTAGCGTTTGAACGAGAGCAAAAGAATGTTTACGATCTATTCAATGAAGATTACGATAGTGCCGACATCATTGTAACGGACGGATATATGCCCGATGGAGAGAGAGTTTGCCGAATTACCGCAAAGAATGGTAATGATTCCGATGTATGCGTTATAAGACTGAAAGAACTTGAAATGATTTGTGATTATGAATAGCATTGAAACATTACCCGTAAGCATTGAGAGAAACGGCAGTATATACACGTTAGAGGTATATGTAACTGCGTGGTCAAAGTTGTGCGTTGCATACCGAAACATTGTAGTACATCCTGACAAATATTGTTCGGTAGTGATTGAGCCCGACAATTATTCATCAAAACCAAACATTGAAAATGACTACATCGGGAATGCCCGAAATTTGGATGATGCAATTGAAATGATTAAAGAATACATTGAAAATAATTAATTATGAATGAAGAGAAAAAAACGCATGTTTGTGAAACTGCGGATGAGTACAAGGAACTGCTTTCATCGTTTGTAGCAACAAAGGCATATTCCAAAATCAAGGAATACGGATTAAACGTGAATCAAACGTGGATGCTGATGGAGTGGGCAATCAATTATGCCATCAATCTATATGAGAATAAGCAACCGCTCAACTACAATATGATGGATAAAGATTTTGAAAGGCATCTTACAAGTTTGGTATAGTTTTATTAGTTTTTATTGTTTAAGAGTTATTAGTTTTTATTACAAAAAAAATAAATTATTATGATTACATTTGATACCGCATTATCATTTATTTCATATACAATCTTCGTTATTGTATGGTCATTCTTGTTGTTCATTTCGCTCCGCTACCTCATTGATGATATAAAGAGCAATAAGAGGCAAAAAAAGAGAATGGAAAAATCGGGTTTGAAGATTGGTGGAATATATGGAAAAAGACGATTTGATAGTGATAAAAATAACCCATTTTGCCCTATTTGTGAGTATGGTTATTATGTGGCAATCCTTGACGTGAATCCATCAAGGGATGGGCATTGTTACTACTGCCAATATGTCTTTCTGAATGACAATATGACACCATATAGCAGTTATACTGACACTATGATTTATAGTGATGTAGCCAAAAAATTTGACGATTGGGAATATATAAAGGATATTGACTTGAACACTATAAAAATCTCATAGTCTTAATTTTAATTGTTTTCAACGTGGCTATCTTATTTGATGGTCACGTTTTTTTTTATGTTAATTTTATCCGAAGCCATCAGTTTTTTCGTTATATTTGGCATGTTAACGCAGGAGGGAAAAAACCTTTGTGATAACACCATAAAAAAAATATGTTAAAATCTGCCGAAGATATTAGAATTTTATATATATTAGTCACGTTAAGTTCAAAAACAATAGAGTTATGTTTACAGCACCGAAATTCAAGATTGGAGACAAGGTTTATACAAAGTACTCCGCAGGCGAACAAGAAGTCATTGCCTTCAACCCCAATAACATGGGTTCATATATCTATACCATTAAAAGCAAGGATGGGAGTATTATGAACACCAACGAAGAAAACAATATTTTTCTCGTTGAGAATGCCGTGTTCGTTGTTACAAGGGAATGTGTATGGGAAGATGGGGATGATTACAACGTAATGATTGTGACAAAGGATTATGACAAGGCGAAAAAGTGTTTCAAGAGGGAAGTTGAGCAGGAGAAGAATTTTGAGAAGGAGAACGGATATAATTGGATTATGGATGGAGACCTCAACGAAGGCTATTGCTTCTCCGCCTATGAGGATGGTTATTACCAATCCGCCCATTGCAATATCAGACTTATCATAAAAGAATTGTGTTAAAATTCGCCAAACCTATCAATCTTTTTCATATATTAGTCTCGTTAAATTAAAAAACCCCCAAACATTATGAAAAAGAACACAAAGAAAATCGCTCTTCCGTTGGAGGGTATCAATACAACGGACATCAACAAAATGGTTGCTGACTATGCAAACATTAAATTCGGAGGCACAATTAATCTCGCCCAATACAAGGAGAAAAAGCAGAAGGCTCTCACCCACCAAAACGTGTGTATCGCAGTTGAGAGATTCCGTGAGGAACACCCCGAAATGCCGCTCTATGCCGTTCTTTCAGTCGGTATCGCACAAGGGGCATACAAAAAATCCGCTTTCGCTGACGGATACAAAAAGTTTGACAAGGAAAGATGCGAGGCAGTCCTCAAAATGGCGAAAGCATACAACGACAAATTGGGTATCAAGGGCAAACCGTCAGACGTCACGTACCGCCTTATGCTCAAATTCTACAACAACGTCTCAACAAGTGTGATTGAGTTGGAAAACAGACTTGAAAACGCACAGAATTTGGACGGGAAACGTGGTCATTTCAAAGAAATGTGTGCCGCTCTCGGAATGTAATAACATCCATAACAAAACACATGACAAATCCTGCATTGGCAATACTCCATTGCAGGATTTTTTTTTATCCCTTTTAACAACTCAAATATAACAAAATAATTGATACGTTCAGCTTTCTTTAACATAATTTTTTATGTTAATTTTTGCCCAAGCTATTAAAACTTTTTATATATTAGTCTTGTTAAATTCAAAAACGATAAAGATATGAAGAACAACATTGAAGTTTATGTAATGGTGGCATTACAAGATGGTGGTAAATACGGAAGAATAAATGAAGTCCAAATCCACCCTACGATTGAAAAGGCTTGCCAAGCAATGTACAAATCAGTCGCAGAACATTACAACGTGCCGTTAGAAGAAGTGTTTGCGGGATGCGAAACCGACGACTTTGAAGTTGGTTCAACGTACGCTATAAGCAACCACTACGATGGTGATGAATGGGAAATTGTTTCCGTTGAGATTCCCGAAATTGAAAAGTACGTTATGTGTCAATATATTATGGAACAATCTGAGATGGTTGGTCTTCGTAGTTACAAGGACATCATCTTCAAACTCCTTGACGAGAAGAAAAAAACCCTTGAACTAACCAACGAGGGATGTTGCGAAGAGTTTATGCACGAATCATTCATTGGGGAAAGCCTATATGAAAATGCGCTTGAACAACTTGGAGGCAAAACTGATGAGGATTCAACGGAGACAATCCACGAATATTTCAACACAATGGACATTGACAACAGAGGTTGGATGATGACAATGTTGGATATTTGTGCTGGTCACGAGCCTACAATCAAACATGTCAGATATAACATTGACAAGGATAGACCGATTGGGCAAAAAATCTTTGACGAAACACTCACCTTGAATATCAAAATCCCGCAATCCCAACTTGGCAAACTCAAAATGATAAGCGGGGTTGAAATTGTGGAGTAGATAAAAAGGACACAAATGTGTCTTAATATACGGCTGCGGTTAATATAATACATTGCAGCCGTTTTTGTTTTCACCACAATACAATCCTATATTTATAATAGGTTATGGATAAGATGATGTTATATTACATGAATAATATGGTGTTGTTAAACGATACAATACCAAACCTTATAGGCTGCATAATAAACCTTATAGCCTAATCCAATCCGTTAGCAATCACGCTGACGGATTTTTTTTATGTTAAAATCCATTAAGCGTATTAAATTTCTTTATATATTAACCTCGTTAAATTAAAAAACAATATTAAAGAATTAAAATTACAAAATTATGAAGATTTACATTTTAACTTCCACGAATCTTAAAACAAACGAGAAGCGGATTGAGGTCTATCCGACTTTGAAACTCGCTCAAATATACATGAAAAGTAAACGTGATGATGCAATTGCCTCATCCAACATTCTTGACCTCATTGTTAATGAGGACAATTATGGGTGTTATGTCAAAGATGTGTGCGATATAACCATTGATGAGGTTGAGGTTAGTTTTCACGACTTTATTGCCCACAAAATCGTGGAGCATATTTGCAATCGTTATACAGAGGCAAACCTTTATTATGATGTCATTTATAATGCAGTTTGTGGTTTTGAAACAAGCGAATATCCCGACATTGACAATAATAGTGATGTTAGTAAGTTCATCTGCAACAAATTGCGTAACACAATGTCTTTTGCTGCTACCAAAAAACTGACAGAGAGTGTTAAACTTTCTTATGAGAAGTTCAACAAAGTGGTCGGTTATATTCACGATAATATTGATATTTGCCACTTGGCAAAGATTATCAATGGGGAAATGATTACCCAATATCAAATCCAATACGATAGTGAAAATCCTACTGAAACTTTATTCAACCACAAAAAGGTTTGGGCTTTATCATCTTGTATGTATGGCGGTGCGCATTATTTCCCCAATTTCACATTTCGTCTCTTTGAAAAATATGATGATGCTGCTGATGCCTTGATTGCGGAAAAGGAAAAAGTATATCAAGATTTTCGCTATTTTTACGGAGAAGATGAAATTATTGAATCGTCAACTGAAAATGCAAATTCAACCGAATATGAGATTTCCGAAAAGGAAAACCACGATGATGCGTGGGTTGGAAAGGTTGAGGTGAAATATATTGAGTAATCATAATTAATTTTAATTGTTGTCAGCGTGCCATGCTTTATGAGTTTGGCACGATTTTTTTATGTTAATTTTTTCCGAACGTATCAGTACTTTTGTTATATTTGTCGTGTTAACACGAGAAACTAAAACACTTTCACAATAATACTATGAAAAAAAAAAAATATGTTAAAACCTGCCGAGTGTATCAAAATTATTCATATATTAGTCCTGTTAAATTAAAAACAATAAGATTATGAAAGAGAAATCAGTATTATTATTAACAAGCGACCCGACAAGTCTCACCTATGAGGATTATTTGGATTGGTGCCAAAACAACGAAGTTGAACCCCAAGACGAAAACTCAAACTCGTTTTATGAGTGGTGTGGCGAAGAAGCGTATATGATTTATAACGATGAAAGGGATAATCTTTCATATTCAAAATTAGCCGACAGAATGTTCCTTGTTGACGGAACACTTGGATTGTGGTGGGGAAAACCTGCCATAGTGCCGCAAGTCTGCCGTGGGTTATTGGAGACAATTGACAAGTGTATCGGCAACGATATTGACAATATAGATGTGAAAGCCGACTTTGAAAATGGTTTGCTTGTGGTTTATGCTTATCACCATGACGGAACAAACGTATTCAATCTCCGTATGCTCAACAAGAATGGGGAGAAATGGGCTGAAAGCGCAGAAAACAGAGGGGATGTGTTGGAGTACAACCAAAGATGGTGGACGAAAATAAAAAAGTGGGGTGATATTTTTGAGTGTTAAAAATTGCCAAGTCTATCAATCTTTTTTATATATTGGCATCGTTAAATCAGATACGATATGGATATGCACGAATACAAGGGAAATCTCATTGTAAAGTACGGGGATAAGAAATACTCCGCGTTCTATTACGCTGACGAGGAATCCGAGGACAATATCATTGAGGCCAAGTGCGGTAGCATGAGAGAGGCTAAAGCAATTATTAACAAACATATTAAAAACAATAATAACAATGAAGGTAAATGAAATTTGGGAGAAGTTTATCTCCGAGCATGAAATTGAACGTGAACTTGTAACGGGAACGATAAGAATTGAATTTGAAGGGAAGGACATATACCTGCACGAAATAGAAGGCGGAATTGCCAGGGGAAGTGTGTATGACGAGAACGATAATGAAAACGTCATCTATCTCGCAATATATGACGGAACTGTCGCAACGGGAAATACTATTGGGGAAGCCGTTTCCAATTCATATTGGAAGAACGTTGAAGAAAAGCCGTTGGAGAAGAGATTGAACGAGATTGTCACTGACTATCCGAATCCCGATGAAAAGCTGACGATTGACGAACTCATCAATATTCACGAATATCTGAACCCGAACAAGGAGAATTACCATAGACTTTTATGTGAAAGGTTCTGCGAAGAATCCAAAGCAAACACTATCAGAGGCATGGTGGAATACATCAACTCCTTTATATTGGATGACAACATGGGCAAGCTGATGGAATGTTACAACGCATAAAAGGACACGATTGTGTCTAATATGTTAAAAAACACCGAGTGTATTAAAATCTTTAATATATTGGGCTTGTTAAAAACAATAATGTTATGACAAACGAACAACAAAACAGAAACAGAGAAATTCTCAATTTCAACAAAATCCTCCGTGGAAAGTATTACGATGCAATCATTGAATATATGAAAGAACATTGTGATTCTTTCACGGGGAAAAACGGAGAGAAAAGACGTTTCATTGACCCCGAAATGGATTTTGGCATTGTACTGCCACCTATCAAAACCTCAAGCGGAGAGGAAGACCATATCCACTATGTTAACTATACCATGGGAGAAGACCATGTTACGTTTGAAACCGATAGCAAGTTTGAATACACTCCCGATTACGAAAACCCTGCGGACATATTCAGACTTGCGAAAATCTATGAGCAAATATCTTAATTTTTGCTGATCGTATTAAAAAAATTCATATATTAGCATCGTTAAATTAAAAACAACAGAGATATGGAAAATACATTCAAACCCAAAAAAGCGAAAAACGAAGTTGCCGAAATCAAGGAAATTTTCCTTTCGGGAAAAGCAATCAAGATTGACGGTCGTGGATTAGTTGAAGTGACCGATGAGACGTATAGCAACGTGAAAAACCCATCGGGTTATTCAAGCCAATGCTTCTATACGGCAATCTCTGAACTAAAGAGAGAAGGCTACATTGTAAACAAATGTGATTGTGATGGAAGTGGTTGTTGCCAATATCATGCGGTATCATATTGGCTTGTTGGTGAATGATTGTGTTAAAAAATAACGAGCGTATTATTTTTCCCAATATATTACGCTCGTTAGATTCAAAAAGAGAAAATATGAAAAACACTGAAACACTTTATTACGTTCTAATGAAAAAGGGCGGTTTTTTCAAACTGCCAAATCCGATGGCTATCACAACGATTGACGGAGATAACATTATTGTATGTGCCATCGCAAACATTGAGGAAGAAAACTACAACACTCCGATTGGTTACAAGAGCAGAGTTGAACCCTATGCGATAACCGACAAATTAGAAGCTTGGTGCATTGACGATTTGTTTGAATACAAGGACATTGAAACCATTATTGAAATCCTATCATACGAAGACAAGATTTCAAAGTACTTGGACAAGGACATCTACTATGTTGAGGAAACAAAGCACGGAAAGCAACTCAATATCCAAAGGTACTACTATGACGAAGATGGATTGGTATGCTTGGAATATACGGGAGTTAGAATCCCAATCAAGGGGAAAATCACAAGGGAGCAGGTAACCAATGAAACTGAATCCTGCAAGCAATACACCTACGGTTGTAATGAAGAGTACATTTTGGAAGATGTGCAGGACATCGCGGAACTGCCAATCACGGAAGTTGGCGAGAACACACCCTGCGGGAAGTACATTGACAAATATTAAAAACAAGACAAAAAAATAGAAAAAATGGAAGAGGAAAAGCATTCATTCATATATGAAGACCCGAAATTGGGAAGAATTTTAATGAAAGAAAACGACACGTTTCACACCACGTTGCACACAATTGAAGAGAGCGAAACACCATTCTCAACCATTGAGGCATCTTGGTGGGATTTGTCAACAATCAATTCCATTATGGCTGAAAAACGCGATGAGTTGAAAAAACAAATGGAAAAATCCCTTTTTGCAAAAACATTGGAAAACGTTTCAATAATCAAAAAGAACATAACCCCATTGCTTTCAAAATACAGCAGCGTTAGGGCAAAGGTGCTTTGTGACGAACTTATGAACGAAATCCAATTAGGTCTGACAACTGACGACAGCGGGAAACCCATTGAAAAATAATTGTGTTAAAATTCGCCGAACCTATCAATTTTTTTCATATATTAGTCACGTTAAATTCAAAAACAACGGGGTTATGAAAAATAAAAGCTATTACACTTTCAAAGGGCAAAGCAGGTATGTTGCAAAATGGTGGGTCTGTTACACCGATGAGAACGGAGAATATCACTCAAAACCATTCTCATTGAAAAATGAAAGGGATGCCTTTGTTAAAGAACTTGAAGAACAAGGTTATTCATGCGTTAAGGAACTTTGCAATAGTTAAATTTTAGAAAGGAGAAAAACATTATGAAAAAGTAGTATATTTGTGGTGAAAGATATAATTGCATGGGTAGCATAATTGAATAATGCACACCCCTCCTAAGGGTGGTTATGAGGGTTTGAGTCCCTCCCCGTGTACTAAAATAATGGGGCGTATCCCCTCTGTCTTATAAACAGTTGAAAGGGTAGTAGGTTGCACGTGGGTTCAATCCCCACCGCCCCAACAAAAAAAAAGGGATTTTAATAAATTTGTTATTTATTCATTTCTGCGTGCGGTTTTGCCCACTATGGCGAAGCCGCTTTTTTATTATCCCCGTTTCAACAAGACAAATATAACAAAAAATCTGATAGTCTCGTCAAAAATTAACAAAAAAAAATTATGTTAAAATCTACCGAATCTATTAAACTTTTTTATATATTAGTCTTGTTAAATTCAAAAACGATAAAGATATGAGAGAAATTTCTGATTTAATGGAATTATTGAAAGGCGAAGATGCAAGGGACATTTATGCCGTTGCCGAGGTTTTCGCAGAAATACAGATTATTGAACTCCTAAAAGCCAAAGGAGGCGAATATGAATTTGAAGAGGATGAACTCAAACCATATCTTGCGTTAAACGTTGACGGAATTGAAGAGGTATCGGTTGAAAAAGTTTCGCTTGACGAAAATGATAATATCATTGTTTTTGTTAAACACACTTACCCATCAGATGATGATTCAGTTTATTCATACAACATCTATGACTTTTCTACGGGGCAGGTTATCCTACTGATTGATTTTTTGTGTTAAAATTTGCCCATTGTATTAAAATTTTATCTATATTAGCATTGTTAAATTAAAAATCTTAAAGATATGGCACAATATTACAAACCTTGTTTTCTTAACGAAAACAAAAATCAAGTGGAAACCTATTTCGATTCATGGGACACCGACAATGATTCAAAACTCATGAAACACTCCTACGTTGGAAATTCACTTGTTATGAACGTGTCATACCACATGATTCATTCGCCCAAGAGACTTGTGTGGGCGGGAGATTATGCTGATGAGGTTGTTGGAAAAGACAATTTCTATAACCTTTGTAATAATGCAGTTAAGCAAGAGCCGATTTATGATGTTGGGGTTTTGAAGAGTGCATTAAACCATAACACCTACTATATCAACCATGACAAAAAGGAGTATTTTGACATCTGCAAAACAACCATTCCCAACATGAGAGGTTGGATTGGAATTGCACACCCTCTTCCAATCCTCACTGCTGATGGAAATGGTCGTGGTGGTGGAGATTATGAGGGCGTACACATGGAACTTGTAGGCACTTGGAAAGGTGATTTAATTGAGGTTTCCGATACAATCCCTGCCGATTACACGGAAATTGAGCCGTTTTTCACGGAAATGAACGATGCAGAGATTGAGGATTATATGAACGACCTCAATGATCACGGCAAAAGGAAATTTAGAATGAAAGTTGATTATGTGACAACGGAAGAATTTGTTGTTGAAGCATACACCGAAGAAGAGGCAATGAGACTTGCAGAGAATAGAAATCCCGATGAAATACAAGTATATGAGAACCTAACCATTGATGGCTATCCTCGTGTTATTTGTGAAGAATAATTTTCTCCTAAAAATTGTGTTAAAAAACACCCAACGTATTAAAACATTTTATATATTAGTCTTGTTAATTTCAAAACATTAAAATTATGAGATACATAGACGCTAAAATGCAAATCGGCAATATCAAGGATGTCATTGCAGCCGAGGTGACACATTTTCTCAATGAGAGAGAAGAATACGAACTCCCACTCAATTTCAATAGTGGAAACCGCGAATACGAAATCGCCTACATTGAAGAAGATACCTTGTATGTGGGCGGAACTGAAACCGACCCATGCGAGGGTATCACTCACGAATTTTCGGAAAAAGCGATTGAAATGCCTGTTGAGGATGCGGCTTTTATGCTCAAAATCATTGAGGGCAAACAAGTCAATAAGAAATAAGGCACTTTAATTGTGCATTTGTTATTCATATTGTTGTATCACCCTGCGGTTTTCCGTTGGGTGATTTTTTTTGTTAAAAACAACCGAGTGTATCAAACTTTTTGTTATATTTGTCGTGTTAACACGGAAGAAACATATAACATGGTATTCCTGTCAACCTATAAAAAAATATGTTAATTTTTGCCGAGAGTATCAAAACTTTTTATATATTAGCAATGTTAAATTAAAAAACAATAGAGTTATGAAAATCACAGAAAATTATGTTGTGGCTCAAATTGGGACAAACGAGGAATTTGCAAGATTGTGTTATGAACAACTTAAGGAAATCCTTGCAGAACAACCGAATGAATCAGTGCCAATTTATGAATATGATACCAAAGTCGAAATCGTATATGAGAATTGCGAGGATGTTTTCAAATCAACTATTGAGGAAATTTCCTTAACACCGCTTGACAAAATTGTATTCATTTCAGATACGGGGAGTGTTATTCGTGAATGTGAATTGATACATCTTGAAAGCCAATTCCCTTATTTGTTGGGTGTTGTTTTTGAAGTGTTGAAAAAAAATGGGGTGGAATGTTAAAATCTGCCCAATGTATTAAACTTTTTCATATATTAGGATTGTTAAATTCAAAAACCGAGAGATATGATTATCAATGTAGAAAAAACAAAGATTGACGAATGCGCAATAGAAGATTGTGTTAGGATTCTGATTGACAACGGAATTGAGATTGACGAGGCGGATTCCGTACTCCAAGCCATCGGATATGCCTTGATTGACACGGAACTCTATCCCGAAGACGAAGACCCCGACAATAAGGTTTATAGCGAAATCAGAATTGACAATTATGACGAAAACAAAGGTTGTTAGACTATTGACACTTGGAAAACCAATGACCCAAGTGAAGAGGGTGTTGTAGTGGGTGAAATCTATGAGGATGAGAGAGGTCTTGTCTATTTTGACAAAGAGGCTGAAAACAACCCGCAAGTCCAAGAGGCTGTAAAAGATTTTTATGAATTTGTTGGCTATCTGAAAAAGAATGAAAAGTAAATGTTAAAACCCGCCCAACCTATTAAAACTTTTCATATATTAGCCTTGTTAAATTAAAATAGTAAACCAACATTAAGAGTTAAAATTCATAAATTATGAAGATTAAGATTTTCAATTTGGTCAGAGTGGAATTGAATAACCAAACAATCGCATGGAGTTTTCCAACATTTTCGCAGGCGAGAGAAAAAATGGCAGAAGAATGCAAAAGAGAGTTTGGGGTGGATATAAAGGGCAAAGATGGTTTTTTTGAATGTGATGATTATTCAGTATGGGTTGGCAATGACTATGTTACTATATGCGATGGTAATACACGAAAATTTGAGATTATCCAAACCACTACGGAAACCTACCAAATGCAAGTGGAGGCAATCCTTGATATGGTGATAAAGTTTTCGGGTGCTTGCGAAAAGTATCGTGAACTGATTAAGGATGAACTATTATGTTACACGGAAAAAGATTTGCCGTTCTATGCTGAAGACATCAAGCACTTTGTGGATTCCGAATTTGAGGAAAGACTATCAAAGAGAGCAGCGGCAAAGATTGTCAGCGGTTATGATAATGATTTCCAAAACGAATATTTCCAAGTTGCGGCAGACTATTTGGAGGGCAATCGTGGTTTGTCCGTGATTCTTGCGGTCATCAATGGTGAAGAAGATGCCATTGAAGATGTAAAGCGAGAAATCAACAAGGAACAAGGGAAACACGTATTCCAAACGGATTATGTGTGGTTATGGGAATCAACGTGGTTTGATGGTCTTAATTTTGAATTTAATAAAGTCACAAAGGTGTTTAACCATCACGATGCAGCTTATATGGAAATGAGCAGAGAACAAGCCGAGGTACTTGAAGTGTTCAGAGGTCAATACATCGGAGAAGATGTTGAATCTTATGAAGATAAAGATGGCTTATTCAAAGTGAATGTAGAAAACAATGACGATTTGTGGGAGGGAAGAATAAGCAAAATCTACATTCAAGACTAAAACAACATAAGAATTTCATAATTTTAATTATTTTCAACGTGGAGTTCAATCAAAATCTCCACGTTTTTTTTTGTTAAAATTCATCGAACGTATCAATACTTTTGTTATATTTGTGATGTTAACAAGCAAGGATAGTGCTTTTCACACAATTATTACGTGGGGAAAAATATGTTAAAATCTGCCGAGTGTATTATTTTTTTCTATATATTAGTCGTGTTAAATTAAAAAAAAAAATATTGTTATGACACAAGAAGAAAAACAACTCTTATTGAAAGACCTTTGTGCAAGGTTGCCTTATGGAGTAAAATGTCATTTCAAGTATGGCTCAGCAGAGGATGATGTTACTCTTAGTTGCATAGATAATAATGTTGCAAGATTTGAATATGGGTGGTATGGCAAATTCCATGTTATTATAGACCCTCAATATATTAAACCGTACCTCCGACCGATGGATTCGATGACCGATGAAGAATACCGAGAATTTGGCTATGATGTCTTGCGATACACTCCAAGGGAATTTGATTGGCTTAATGCCAATCATTTCGACTACCGTGGTTTAATTCCTATGGGACTTGCTATTGAAGCACCCGAAGGAATGTACAAAACTAAACCCGAATAACTATGACACAGGAAGAAAAAGATTTATTGTTGAAAGTCCTTTGTGCAATGTTGCCTTACGGTATAATGTGCCGTATCGACCACGACCCAGAAGGTGAGTATGATATAGGAATTGACGATGAAAGGTTTATTGATGACAGAATTGTCAGTGTTTGCCATGAGAACGAGCAAATATTCGTGTATGAGGATGAAGATTATCCGTATAGTACAGAGGAAATCAGGCCGTACCTTCGCCCGATGACTTCAATGACGGAGGAAGAAGAAAATGAGTGGTGGGAGTTCGCTGATAAAAACACTATTGTTGAAACCCATTCATATTCTATTGATTGGCTGAACGCCCACCACTTTGATTATCGTGGTCTGATTCCTATGGGATTGGCTTTGCCTGCACCCGAAGGAATGTATTAATTTTTTTGTTAAAATCTGCCGAACCTATTAAAACTTTTCATATATTAGTCTCGTTAAATTCAAAAACCAAAGATATGAAAGAGAATTACAGCTATTGCAATGACAGTACCGTCATTATGCCCGGATTTTATGAGAGTGTCTTGTTCCACTCCGACAAGTTGTATGAGGAGAATATGAACTACAAATCATATTGTGAAGACAATGGAGAAGAGTTTGTGGAACAGGATATTGACGATTTCCAAGCCTATATGGATGAGGTATGTAAATCCATTACGGACAACCTCATCGCACCCATGCTGACGGAGGATAGGAATATCTGCGACAAGGTGGAGTTCGACCATGTTAGTTCCCCAAGGTATTACAATTTCACAACCGACAAGATTGTGATGAACCTCAACATTGACTTGGATGCCTTGAAGGAATTTATCCTTAACGACAACCATCGCCGCAACGGATTTGACAAATACCTTGAAGAGCACTACACCTCTCGTGATGGATTCTGCTCATTCGTTGCCAATAACATTGATGACTTCTTCAAGGAGAACGAATATATGGATGTACTCATTGACTATTATCTGCTGACAAAGATATATGGTTATGCCAATGTTGCGGATATGGAGAGGGAATACACTGAAACCCCCTATGAGAACGATATGATTGAAATTGCCGATGAGGTTTTATATAGCCACCTGAAACCCGTTGATAGTGTAGAATAATAGACACGATTGTGTCCTAATTAAAAACGAAGAAAATGAAAAAAATAATACAATTCTTATATAAATTTTTAATAATCAAAACTGTTACAGTCCGAGACGAATACTATGATTATATGACGGACAGTAGTGATTATGATGACCCTTCTACATTCATAGATGTTACATATTCTGAAAGATTTGGAATTATTCTTGAAAAAAGATTAAGCGTGGTGCAAGGATATGAGGGCCAAGCATCGTTTTTGGGTGATGTTCAGAATTTCTACAAATCATGCGGGATCAATGAATGGGGTGGATTGGAAGAATACAAAAAGTTTTCAATTTATAAGTAATACCATTATGATTGGAATTGAAACTTATATGAATGACGGCGCGAATTGGCAAGCGCAATCCGTATTAGCCTATATACGTTCAATGTGGGTTTATCTCAAATATGCAAGTGACAAGCCTGTCAGTATCAATGTGGGTAGGTTTGAGAATTGCAGGGAACAGGGATATGTTTTCACCCTGTACGTTGACGGAAAACAAGCCAAACACTATGCCGTATATGAACATCGCAACAGTGACAACCTCATTGTCTTGAAACAGGACGGGTTCACCATAAACACCCCAAGCGTTGAGTTTATGTTCGGGGAGAGGAATAAGCGGGGATATGACCAATCCTTCAAATATGGGGATATTGTGCCTTGCGGTGATTGGATTATGAACGATATGGAAAAAATAATTAAAAACAAAGAAAATGAAAAAGATTGACGAACTTGTTGATTTGAATAATCAAATCAAGGAAAAATACAATGAAATTGATAAACTGCGCCTTGAAATTCAAAGAGTTGAAAAGGAGAATATCAAGGAGATTGTCAAGGAAAGAAAACAAACCCTTGTCGGTAAAACATTCAGAATAAACGTATATGACGGAATGAATGATACCTTCAAAGTTAAGGGAATAGCAAAGAATGGGGATTTGATTGTTGACAGGGTTATTTATGAAACATACCCTAAAAATTGTATTGACTTACATATTTACACGAATCAAGTAATCGCATACGATCCAGATTGCGTTGAAGTTGACCACAAACATTGCGTTAAGACAATGAGTGATGCCCAAACCATTGTCAATAAAATTTATGACGAATTGTGTTAAAAACCGCCCACCGTATTAAAACTTTTCATATATTGGGCATGTTAAATTCAAAAACAATAACGTTATGAGTAACAAAGCAACAATGACCGAGCTTGAGTATAGGCTCTACAAAAAACAACTCAGCCACATTGAAGAGGGTTATGACATTCTTAAGGACAACCTCTATATGAACGTGGAAGCATTGTTAAACCTGTTTGAGGGTAACTGTATCAAGATTAATGAAGACGATACTGCCCCAATGGTTTTCGCAGCCCCTAATGACTATGGGGAATATGAGGAACACAAAATTGATTCAATTTTCCTTCAAGAGTGCCACAGGGAGGCCACAGGGAAGACTATTACACTCCCCATGATTAAGGACACTGAGGGAAATGTTTGGAACATTTGGGAAACAGGTAGAACCCTATTTGAGTTCATTGAGAATATCATTTGGGCTATGGACGAAGCGTTTGAAAACCAAAACAAATAGGACTATGAGAAAAACATTCAGCTTTGGAAAACACGCTGTTAATTCAAACAGGAAAATCAACGAAATCACCGTTGAAATTGAACTGCGGGAGAATAAAGAAAACAAACCGGTTTTCACAGCTTCCGCAAATGTTTGGAACGGAAGGCATACCGACATTGTTATGGGTGGCCAGTGTCTTGATGACTTAATGGAATATATCGGTGACAATGAACTATTCCGGGAAATACACGGGCTTTGGAAACGCAACCACCTCAATGACCTCAACGCAGGAACAAAGGAACAGATGGAATGCATAGCGGCCCATAAGGACGAAATCAACGAGGAGGACGGTTGGTACACAAAGGAACTCAACCTACTGAAGAAATACAATATGGATGTCGTGGAATACAACGGCAAATCATATAAGTACGGAACAGGTTGGATTTACAGGCCAATCCCCGAAGAGGACTTGAAGAGAATCAAGGAACTGTTGTCCCTATAAAACAATAAAAGGACACGATTGTGTCCATTCTACTTTCATTTCAAGCACCAATACCGGTTTAGCGATTCCCCGGTGTTGGTGCTAATTTTATTAATAATATCCCTCTTCCTTTGTTATGTCTTCAAGCCTGCTGTTGATATTGACAAGCTGTTTCTTTTTCCTCAAAAAGAACCTGTCAATGGCTTCCAAACCATTAATGGCATCGTTTAACAGTTTGTTATTGGATATTCCCTCTTCGCTCATCTTGTCCATATAGAACTGCAAACCTTCCCTTATTGTACTAATGGCATGGGCAATGGTATTTCCCCATTGGCCTCTACTGAACTTATTGGTTTCATAATCAAAATCACCCAAATTAGGATCTTGCGACAAGGCATTGTCCAAAGTTGAGGGTGCTATTTCGTTCAAAGCGTTTTTCACAATTCGCCTCAAATCACTTTCACTAAGGCGTATAACGTTTTTATTCATAAGAAATCTATTTTTATAATATAAATATTGTTATTTTTTCATGTTAAAAAAAGCCGAATCTATCAACTTTTTTGTTATATTTGCGGTGTTAACACAAAGGAAATAGAAATAAAGGGTAAAATATCCCCCGTAAAAAAATATGCTAAAATAAACCGAGTGTATTAAAACTTTTTATATATTGGTCTCGTTAAATTAAACAAACAACATCATTATGAAAGAAGAAATCAAACAGATCATCAGCGACATTGAACTCGCTTTGGAAATCGCCTGCAAACCGGAAAACGAAAAGAACGGTGACGGTATGTCGGCATTGATCACCTGTGCTTGCATATCAAAAGCAAGACTTGAAAAAATTTTGGAAAACTGTTAAAAAAACGAGTGTATTAAATTTTTTTATATATTAGCCACGTTAAATTCAAAAACGTTAGAATTATGGAAAGACAAAAAATAAAAGAATTAATCAGCAATAGCAGTGATGCTGAAATCGTGTGCGCATGGAATCGTGTGTGCGAAGAGAACAACGACTACGAAAATGAGGTATTTGAAAACGAAGAAAACACCCTTGATGAAATGTTTTCCGAAAATGTTGACTCGGCATTGAGAGCGGCATTCTACGGGGATTACAGATACCCGGATTCATTCTGTTGCTTCAGCGGTTACGGTAATCTCAATTCATTCAACTATTATGACGATGAGAACTCCCCGATAGACATTGAACAAATCGTGGACTACTTTGAGAACAACCAATCCGAACTGCCGGAATTCTTCGATGTGGACATTGAAGATTATGAAGAAGAAAATTGTTAAAATATAACCAACCTATCAATTTTCCCCATATATTAACCTTGTTAAATTAAAAATCGAAATTTATGAACACAGAGAACATTACCATCGAAGGCTTCGGTAAGGCCTCAAGAGGTTTCGACAACGCTGAAACCACAGTCATCATGAACACTAACGCACAACCCCTCGCGTGGGACGGAATCGCAGGTTGCAGGTCATTCTCAAACCCTGTCACCGTATCAGAGGCCGCAGCAGAGGTCGGCGCAAACTATGAGGTGAAAAAACACCACCTTATCTCAATCTCCGATGAGTTATATGAGGCTATCACAAACCATACACCTCTCACACAGGAACTCCTATCAATGGACAATATTGTGAGTTCCCACATGGCAACCGTCAGAGAGGATAGCGGAAAAGTCCTCGGAGTGGTAGGAAAGGACTATGGTGTTGTGCAGAACGCAGCCTCAATGGAATTCTTCAACCATATCCTTAACGGGGATGTTTCCGGAAACGGAGAGAAAGCGGTTATCTCAACCGCAGGTATCCTTGACGGTGGCGGACGATTCTATATCAGCGCAAAAATGAACTCCGATCTCTATATCCATGGTGACAATAGCCCAATTGAAGATTATCTTCTTTTGACAAATTCACATGACGGAACCGGCAGCGTCACCGTATTGTTCACACCTATCCGTGTGATTTGCAGGAACACCCTCATGGCTGCATTGAGAGGCGCGAAGAACAAACTTGTCTATCGCCATACCTCGCGTGTAAACGAGAGAATGGACTTGACGAATGAGATTAATTTCAAACGTGCTGCGGAGGTCTTGAAATTTCACGAAACCTACAAGAAGGCTTTTGTTGAAGACCTTGAGAGATTACGTGAAATCAAGCTCACAAACCTTGAGATTATGGACATGGCTTGCCGTATCTTCGCTGACGAGAAGGAAATGAAGGAAATCAAGGCGCATAACTACAAGTTGGACGGCATTACCACCGACATCCTCTCAACCCGCAAAAAGAACTTAATCATGTCCCTCATGGAGAGCATTGACTATGGTGTCGGACAAGATACCAACAGGGGCACAGGCCTCTTCGCCTACAACGGCATCACAACGTGGGCGAACAACGGTAGAGCCTATAAGGATAACGAATCCAAGTTTGATTCCATTATCGCAGGCGATATGGCCAAGAAAACCCAACTCATGCACGACATGATTCTCGAATACGCCAACTAACACTTGACGTTTTTCACATTCATAATTTATTGGTTTTTGACCGGCCGGGATATCAACGGCCGGTTTTTAGTTCCCCCTTTAACAAGTCAAATATAACAAAAAATTTGATGCCCTCGGCATATTTTAACATATTCATTATACTAAATCCTATTAACACTTTTTAAGATTCCGTATATAAAACCATATCACATTTAATAGTATATTAGTCTTGTTAAAACAAACGGGCAAACAACAAGAACATTATGGCAAGACAAAGAAAAAACTATTGGGCTATAGACGGTGACAACAATATCTTTGACACCCTCTCAGAGGCGAAATACCACTGCGATATCGCTTACACACCAAAGGAACGAATCAAATATCTCAACAATACTGAGATATACCAAATCAAAAACAATGAGCTATATAACACCGTAACAATTCATACGGACGATAATGGCAACCTATCATTCTCCAAACCAACCAAACAGCAACCACTATGAACATAGACGATAAAGCCAAGGAAATAGGCCGAAAATGGTATCATGACCCAAACAACGATACAGCATACCGCGCAGCAAACCAAATGGGAATTTGGGCCAAGGAAACGATTCTCAACATGTCAATGGATTGGCTTAGAACAGCATTCAAGGAATACGGAATCCAATTTCCGGAATCCGCAATGGATCTATTCCTGTCAGACTATAAACAATCAATGGAAAAGGCATTATGACAAAGGAAGAATGTATGGACAAAATCCGGCAACGAATAATAGCCTGTATAGAAGAAAGAAAAAAAAAACAACGACAGTGATATTGACACATGGTATGCCGGTATCCTCAGGGGATTATCCAACGCCCTCGAACTCGTTGGAATGATAGGCAAAGAAAATAACAAACAAAAAAAAAATAACAGATATATGATTTCAAACGACACCAAAGCCGACAGATTATGTTACAACCTCTTCTCTACAGGCGTCTTCGAGACAGATACATATGGGGAGACAAAGGTGTATAACACCATAATGGAAATGGCTGAATGGAAGGATGAACAAGTCGCACAATTCCTCCGTGACAAACATATCCAATCCCTCAGCATGCCGGACTCCGAAATCCGCAGGAAAGTCATTGAGGAAATGTATATGGAACTCTTCGACACCTACCTACCATTACCACGCTAAAAAGGACACGATTGCGTCTTTTTCAACCTATATGAAATATGAATACTGTAACCGACCTCATCATACCCCATGATATCCTAAAACTTGAGGATATCCCCGCAATACAAAAACTTATACTCGCCTTCGATAAACAATACCCGAAAGCGACCAATGAAACTATTGCCCATTATATAGGAATATCGAAAAGACAACTTTATAAGCATCGCTCTAAATTAAAAAAGGTGAACTGTAGTTCACCCTCTGATAATGAAAAGGTGAACTGTAGTTCACCCTCTGATAATGAAAAGGTGAACTGTAGTTCACCCTCTGATAATGAAAAGGTGAACTGTAGTTCACCATCAGGTGATGGGGTGGTGTTAAAAACTTCACCTCCTGATGAAATTAATCCATATGAATGGTCATGGAATTTCATCAACGATATAAAGACGGTGGATGAGTATAAGAGCAAGGAGAACAAGATAAATAAGATATTATCCAAAAAAGGTGTTTTCACATATGATCAATTAATGACCCTGATATGGATGGTTGACGGTAAAGAAAAGGAATTAAAATTAAAATAGTATGAAAAGAATTTTACTGATTGTGGCGTCATGTATTGTAATGTCATCATGTGTGCATAATATACACGAAACAGACAGAGGTGTTATAATAAGTATTGATAAATGCTATGAAAACGCAGCTTATGATTATAAAGTTACAGTCCGTGGCTTGGACAAATGCTCGTTAACAAGTGACATAGTTTATAATACAGACACGGAATACAGAATAGGAGACACCGTAACACTATGTATAACACCAAGACAAATCAATACAAACGATACAACAAAAATAAATTAAAATAACATGACAGAAAAAGAGAAAATGTTGGACGAGATTGTAATGAATGCAATTTCAAAAGTGTATCTAACAAGCGACCCGAAATTTGTTTCGGAGTGCGACAAACAAGCTTATGAATTGGCAATGGAGGCGGCAAAATCCGCGTATGAGCTGAACAACGCGGATAACGATGATTATTATCCATTTGACATAGACAAGGCCACAGACGGGCAACCTATCATGACAAGGGACGGGAGAATGGCGAGACTTATATCCACCAACCTGAGGAACCCCAAATACCCGTTGGCCGTGGCCGTGGAAGACAAGGAAACCAAGGAGGAGGAAATCTATTCTTACGCCGTGACAGGAGAAGCAATATTAGGCGAAAAAAATCGATGCGACCTCGTAATGGTCCCCTTTTAACAACAATTAACAAGGGCCGCCGATACGACGTAACAGATTTAATAATATATTTGCACTGTTAAACAAACACAGTATCATTATGACAAACAAAGAACTTGTAAACGACATGTTCCCATACTATGAGGATATGGACGATATCGAAGTTGTACAGACAACAAGCAGAAGAGTCGGCGCCATGGAAATGGCCGAACACAAGGACAACGAATTCAAAAGAGTATTGGACAACACCAATTTCCAAGCTTTCACAGATTACCGGGAATATATCCAATATATCAAAGAACAACTTCATATAGACTGAGAATATTTCATATGACTACAGAAGAAAAAGAACTCATAATAAAGGATATCTGCGCAAAACTCCCATATGGCCTTAAAGTCCATACCGACGCCTCAGACATGTATATCGAGACAATTGAAGGAATATCATTGGACAAGGGACTTCTTAGAGTAAACCACAACAATATATTCAGTTCGATAATCATCGAGCACTGCAAACCATATCTAAGACCGATGTCCACGATGACCAACCGGGAAAAAGCCGAATACACATCACTAAGATCAAAAGGCGGTTACGATTGGGACGAATACGAAGCCGACAAATTAATAACATGGCTCGACAAAAACATGTTCGACCACCGGGGACTTATCAAAAAAGACCTTGCCCTACCACTGACACCGGAACAATAAATAAAAAATCATCCTTATGAGGATATACATTATCATTGACGAATACCTAAACAATGATTACCATTATGATTTCGTGGATGTCTTCACAGATCCGGAACAAGCCCTAAACTATATATCCGAAAACCAATCAGACGGGCATAAATTAAAATGCATTATAAAAGAACTATAACACTATGAACGAAAAAGACATCCAAAAAGCAAGGGAACTACTATCCTGCGACAAATGCTCTTTCCGCGACATATCAGTATGCCCATGCTTCGCTATGAAAGCCATTATCAACATGGCGCAATACAAAAACGAACAGGTAGAAAACCTCGTCAAATCACTAAACTATGAGTACTTCAATTCATTCTCCCAAGTGGAAGACTTCATCATAGACCGTATATGCGGAACCAACACCCCATAAAGGACACGATTGTGTCTTTTTTATATACTACCAATTGTTAATTTTTGAACAATTTTTATCCCAAAACCACATCAGAAATTTTAACTATTCGAACTTTTCCCCAAGAGGAAAAATTTTTAATTAGTTAATTTTTCACTTTTCAATTGTTAAATTAACATTTTTTAACATAAACAAAAAGAAATATATCTATAAGAGGTGAAGAAAGATATTCTATATTGCAGTATATTTGTAAAAAGTAACAACGGAATATAATTAAAAGAGTAGTTAAACTGACGGAAGATGAATTAAAAAAGGTTATCGTTGAAACAACAAGGGAAGTGTTGGAACAACAGGAACAACTGACTGAAATGGCCCGCGTAGGATTTATAGGGGAATATGAGGTGTATGTCCATACTGACGACGTAGGGTTTGTCCCGCATGTACATGTGAGAGACAAGGCGACAAGAGGAAGAGAATTTGAAACCTGTATCCAATTGAGGACAAACAAGTATTTCCTGCACGGGAAATACAGAGACACAATGAACTCTTCAATGGCGAAGGATTTCGCGGAATTCATGGAATCTCCATCACGTAACCCAAAATATATAAACAACTATGAATATGCTGTAGATATGTGGAATGACAACAACTCTTCCGAAAACGTATCAATAGAATATGATGAAAAGGGAAACATGATAATCCCTGATTACAGAACAATCAACTAAAAAGAAATAATACCTTCAATATGAAAAAAGAGAATAACAAAGAAATCCATGAAGAACAAATGGTGAGCATTCAGGAGATTCCTCAGGAAACCCCGAAAAACCAAGAAATGAGTCAGTTTTGGGACTACTACAACAACATAGCGGCAGTCCAACCATACAGGGGCAAAAGAAACGGACCCAACACGACACCCAAGTCCCAAAAGCAGATAAAGAAAAGAAAAAACAGACTACAGAAACAGGCAAGAAAAAAATCAAGAAATTAACATACCTATGGAAATTGCAATCATATACGCGGCAGGTTGGCTCATAGCAACCGTAATCACAGCCTGCAAACTATGGAAATCAGACCTACTCCAATCGGAAAAGGAAATGAAACCTTTCGAGGAAAAATCCCTCAAAATTCTCTTCTCTGCATTGATGGGCCTGCTCTCATGGTTCCTTGTGGCAGTCTACACACTGATGTGGATATACCAACGAGAGGAACTCAAAGACCACTCGAACATAACAAACATCGACGACCTATGGAAGCACAAGAACTGATGCTCGGAAACATTGTCCTACACTCCGAGGACAATGAACCCGTAATGATACTGCGAATCGAACAGGATTGGGTCAAAGCAGACAAAAACAATGCATCCGTCTTTCTACATATCTCCGAAATACAACCAATCTTTGTCAATAAAACCCTCTTGCTGAAAAATGATTTTACCGCAACTGAAGAGTCCGCTATACGAACAACTCTGAGAAAAGAAATCCACGGACTTGAAGAACCCTTGGTAATCGATATCATCAATAACTCCGGAGAATTCATGGTCTCACACGATTCCAATTTCCATATCAGACTGAAAGAACTTAAACTCCATCAACTACAAAATATTTTATCAATTAATAATTTGTTTGTTAATTTTATTGTTTAATTGTTTTTTAACTAATATTTTAACAAATTCTTGATTAAATGGTGTTGATGGTCAGGTAGTTAGACGTAAGTGGTTGAGTAACAGGACAATTTTTTTCCGATATTTTTGTCGTGAAGTTCATATTAAATCCATATTAACAAAATCTTGTAATTATCTCATAATCTGCTTATTATAACATTATGATTATCAACCAATTATAACATAAAAACGTATATATTTGGCCATCAAGTAGTTGTGTAACATAAAGAGATATGGGTAATAATATGGTAAGTGTTATTGGTGTGTAGATGACATGGTTAAGGTATGAAGAGATAAGTGCATTTTTGATAGATAGGTTTGGTTTAATGATAGTATGATGATATCATAATGATATCAGGATGAAAAAAAATTATATCAAGACAGGTATAATGTGGTATAAGAGAGATGGAAAAAAAGAAGTTCAATGTATACAGGTTTGATGCCGCATCTTGTGATTATACCGGATGTTGTATGGTGGTGGCTGAAAGTGTTGCTCAGGCGTTAACGTTGTTCAAATGCATACATGCTAACATTCCTTACGGGTATGGCCGGTACTTATGGAGGGGGATAGAGGTAAGGCATCCTGAACTGACTTGGTTGGTGGCTTCGGGGTGTGGTGATGTTCCGTCGGTTATAAGTGACACGATAAAGAGAATTTGAATGGATAAAAAGTTATAGAGGCGATTGATAATATGGAACGGGTGTGTGATGAGGTTTTGGTAAGGATGTGCAGGGAGGATTATGTGGAGTTTTCCAAGGTAATGTTATATTGGATTTCCGACGGGCTTGGGACTGTCGGGTGTTTGAGTGCTTTCAACACGTTTCTTTACAACGTAAGATTGATGTTCGAGTGGTTTGAAGGAAAGGATATTCCTTCTGTTATATACGGTTTCGGGGTGGTTGACATATTAAAACGGTTGTTCTCGCATCTTGCGTATAATGCACCGGGGTTCAAGGTTGATGATTGCGAGATGTTTTGGAAATATGTTTACGGCAAGATTGAGGAATTTCATAATAGGGAGGGTTTGACTACATGGGAGCTAAGTGCTTTGATTAGTGCGGAAATCATCGGCATTGCCGTAGGTAAGGAGGATAGGTTTATATTTGAAAAAAACGTTGGAAAAATAGAGAGTTTGAGAAAAACAATAAAGGGTTTGAGAAAAACGTAGAAATAATAAAGGGAGAAAAATGGACAAGTGTATAAAAGGCAAAACAATTGACATAATGAAGCAATTGTTGGATTATGGAAAAATGCTTCCGGTTTTCATGGTCGAGTTTGATATTATCTCCAATAATAAATTTATTGAAGAATATATAATCGAACACGCTGATAGAACAGATTGGGGAGGAAAAGCTTTAACTGATGATGAAATTCAAGATAATATATACAATGATATAAAAAGATTTCATAACAGTAAAGGATATAATGACCTTGGTGTTTCCACCTTTACTATGAGAAAAATGTTCACGTTGCAAAGCATTTCGTATGATAATGTTTATGAAGTCGTTAGTGGAAATTGTAAAAGTATGCCGAATGAATATAAATTTGTCGGGGAAATGAAATTAGTTAAATTTAATTAACAATAGATTTTTCTATGCGATATATCGTAGCGTGAGATAAGTTTAACAATTTTTAAGGAAAGAGTTAGGGTGATGTAATGTGATTTTTCATATATTAGGGGTGTTAAAAAATGAGCAAGGAACGTGCGAAATGGTTTTTAAAATAAAAGGATAAAGGCGCTTGAGCTTGCCATGGATGGCTATCTCGCGCCAACAAGGTATATTCATGAGGTTACGGGAATGAGTCTTAAGTTCTCAAAGACATATTACGATTTGTATATAAAGCCAGAATTAATTTAAAATTAAAAGATTATGTTTGATTTCTTAATTAGCAAAAAGGAACCCGAAACACGGGCCTATAAAAAGCAAAACAAAGTGACTACAAAAAGCGAATTGCATGAAAAATTCGATAAAACGTGTGATAAGATATTAGAGAAATGGCCGATACTGAAACATTGGACCGATTTCAGGCGGATGTGTTTCGACAACATCCTGTTTAATAAAGTTGACATCATAGCAGACCCAACTGAATACGAGAAATACATTGATGAGACATGGGAACTTGCCGATTACATGAACTGTCAAATTTCCAAAAACATTGAAAATTGGAAGGAGTTCTGTTCAGACAAATCACCGAGGTTTGTAGTGGTGCGCCCCATGAAAGGAGTAGGCGATTTCACGTATGAATATCCAGAGTTCTATTATGCCACGGATTTTGAAATCGCTGAGGATGATTCTGGTTATTATCCAGAGATGCTGACATTCTACGGAAGAAGAGGAACTGACAAAGGTTTCAATAAAATCTTCATATTTCCGACATATCACACCATACGGAATATGGATAGGGACGAGTTTGTTAAGTTCCTGAACCAGGAGCTGTCATCCACACAATTGCTGCCATGGGAATTCGACGAGTTCAAGCAGAAGTGGACAAGCTTGTATGAGAAGACAAACGGTGTCGGTGTGATTGAGACAGATGTCAAAGAGCGCTTTGAAAAAACAAACAATCAATAGGGAATTATTATGAAGTTATACTTAGGCGCAAATAGTGATGGAAGACCTTGACAACGGTTTCGGCAGGTGTTTCGTGAAGGATGCCGACAACTCCGACATCAACTACAATAGAAAGGTAAAGTTCCTCGGATTGAGTTCCTTGAAGCAGGAAGTCGAGCGCATAGCGAGGAAGTACGGAATCGCCGTATCAACCGTGCAGGCAAGTTATACTTCCAAGATGTGTCCGATATGTGGTTGCATTGATGACGAGAATCGTACAAACCAAGAGACCTTCGACTGCGTTGAATGCGGTCACAAAGACAACGCCGATGTGAATGCGGCAGTAAACATAAGAAACAGAGTTCTCGTAACCGTGTTACGGGAGCAACTCTTAAAACAACTTGGCAACGGTGCTTATGAGCCGAGACGTTTGAAGCGTGAGAAGGTGAAGGAAGTGCTGTTGTCGTTCCGAAGAAGTCTGATGGGAACATCGGAAAGTGAATGTAGTGAAAATATCAACTTGAATACTTTTGACTATGTTTAGTTCTTCGGATGACAATTATAAAACAGTTGAGTTATGAAATTAGGAAGAGATTATTCATGGTGGGTGGAGTATGTGTTTGAATACGAATATTTCGACACTTACGACAGAATATGGTGTTCGGCTTTTGATTTTGATGCAGGTCGTTTCAACCGAAGAAAGAAAGACTTGAAGAAGGCTGTAACCGAACACATAAAAGAGCATGAGCTCAGTTGCGAGAAATACAGAAACCTTAGAGTAAGAATAAAAGACCGCTATATGACAACACCAACAGAAGTTTAATTATTACAAAACAGTTTGATTTATGAAATTTTACAAAGGGAATATCGAACCAGACGAAAAAACCATTTTTGTTTTCGGCAGCAATCCAGAAGGCAGGCACGGTGCTGGCTCCGCCAAGGTCGCCGTGAACAAATTCGGTGCTATATATGGTCAAGGTGAAGGTCTTCAAGGACAATCGTACGCGCTTCCGACAAAGGATTTGAGAATACCTGGCACAAGGAGCATATCAGAGCAGGATATTATTGTAAATATTGAAAAATTATATCAGGTTGCTAGGTCAATGCCAGATAAGGACTTTAAAGTGGCTTACCGAACCAGTTATGACGAGAAATCGCTCAACGGGTACACTGGAAGCGAAATGCTTGACATGTTTGCAGTCAACCCAATCCCAAACAACATTTATTTTTCGGAAGAATGGCACGACATTTTTTGCCAGAAGCATAATTACTGCGGTTATTACACAAACCATTCTGGCGGCGCCATAGGAAGCGACACAATGTGGGGCGAATTTGGCGCTCAATACGGTGTTGTATCAGAACATTATTGGCATGGCAAAAGAACTCAAAACGGAAACCATGAAATTACTGATGAAGAATTTGAAGAAGGCAAAGAACATGTACTATTCGCAAACAAAACACTAAACAGAAAGCCTTGGAAATATATGGACCTACTTGCCAGGAATTACATGCAGGTTAAATATGCAGATGAAATTTTTGGCATAGGAAAGTTCAAGAACAAAATGGTTGACGGAGGTACTGGATGGGCTGTCCAGATGGCGATAGACGATGGAAAAGCTGTTAACTTTTACGACCAAGATAGAGATGTATGGGGCAGATATGAACACGGCATATGGAAACAAATTGTAACTCCTGTTTTGACCATGAATTTCGCTGGGATAGGGACACGTTACATCAACACCAACGGCATAATCGCGATAAAGGACACAGTGATGAAAACATTTGAAGCAAAATAATTTTGAATAATTAAATTAATAAAAGTATGAAAAAAATTTTAATTTTTATTTTGGGTGTTATTTTGATGTGCGGATGTGCTGAAAGAGGCCATAGTTATGATGACAAAATGCCGTTTCCATATAGAGTTATTGTTATTGATAGTTGCGAGTATATAAAAGGTATTGATGAAATCACTCATAAGGGAAACTGCAAATATTGTGCCGCAAGAAGAAAAGCCGAAATGGAAGAAGTCATGAATAATTTAAATTTAAAATAAAATTCATTATCATGACACAAGAAGAGCACAAAAGAAAAACAAACTAATCCTCAGTTGATATTATTATTGTAGGAGTCAAATACGATGAAGTATAAATAACAATACTTGATTGAAATGAGAGAGCCAAAGGAAAAGGCCAAAAGGTTATCAAAAGGCCATTATGAGTATCGTGGTTATAAAATTGTTTGTGTCGGATACTACAACCCAGAGCACAAGGTTTGCTGGGAGTGTGTTGACGGCGAATAACAACATTATGCATTTTGCGTGTAATATTGTTAATTATATAATCAAAACGTACAATTTAAAATTGTGAACGAAATGACAAGAAAAGAATTATTAAATCACATAAACGACATAAACATGGCGGACAACCGCATATATGCATATTATGTCACATATAAAGTAACAGAAAATATAACTACACAGGATTGGGGAAAATACAACCAACAAAAATTCAATGCTCTTCTTGACAAAATTGAAGAGTCCGACTTGTGTGTTCAGGGGCTTCTTCCTATAGAACGCCTTATACTGTATTGCGAAGGTGTTGACAGCCCGTCATACCAACAGTGCTTCGCGTTCTGCAAGAACCCTTTGTATGATTGTGTGAACATGGATTCGGAGGATTCGCACACTTTGGTTACAGTACCTTACATATGCAAGGAAGGTGGTTTCGGTGCCGTTGTTTCAGAAAGAGTTTTGTATAATAAGGATAAAGAAAGTGAGGTTTAATTATGCATTATTGGGGCGACGAATGGTTTCAAAAGTACGGTGAAACGTTTTACAGGGCGATAGATGTGTTCGAGGAAAGAATACGAAAATGGGCCAAATGCGGAGTATACGGAAAAGAGAAGTACGGCCGGTACGAGGACGAATATTTCAGGATGTGGGATGGCAGTCTCTCCATCATATTCTTTGGGTATAAGTTATTTCGCAACGGATGGTTGGAGAATCTTGTATGGAAAATTGACAACTATCTGATTCCCATAAAGAAAACAGAATTAGGTTGGAGAAAGGTTGGGTTGAGTGATTTCAACAGGCTGATTGGATTGACAAAGCTTGTTAACAAATGGCAGGCAAGAATGTTAAACAAGGCTGCCCAAATCACATGCAAGGAGTATCCTGAGGTTGTGGACGAGCTTTTAATGGACGTATGTTTCTACAAATGCATAAAGCCGTGCAAGTGGGGAAGTGTTGATGGAGAAGAGATTCACAAGAAGTATTGGAAGACCGTGCCAGCGCAATAATATTAAAAACAAGTGGAGGAATAATAATATTCATTATGGAAAATAAAAATATGAATTCAGAAGTTCTAATGGGTATGGTGAAAGAATCATACTCCAAAACAAGAAAACTCAAAGAAGAAATTGCAATAATCGAGCATGACATGAGGGTCAAGTCTTACATGATTCTCGACGAACTGAAGAAAATCGAAGGGTGGGAGGAACTAATTGTTTCTTGCAGAGGGCACTACGAGCAGTATCCGGACGAGTTTTTCGGATGGTGTGAACCTGTTGTTCTCGGAACCACAGAGAATCCCGAACTCGCTTTCAAGAAAGGTTACAGCGACGGCTGTGATTATTTTGTCATAAGACTCGACCTCAACAAACCGCTTTCCGAGCAAGTGGAGGAGAGACTCGAAAGCATCCGTAAGAGTGAACTTGCCGAAGAGGACAAGAAAAGGAAGAAAGAGTACAATGAGTATATGAGACTTAAGAAAAAATTCGAGAAAGATGAAGGTTAACATAGTTAAAGACGGTCACAACATTTCCGACTTCAAATCAGAAAAAGAAGCCTTGCAATGGTTTGCCGATAATGAAGGGCTTGAAATCGCTTTTGAACCGGTGGAATATATACTTTGTGCGGCATACAAAGTCAAGGAATACCCCGAACATATGAAGCAACTCATTGAGAAAGGCACCGACCCAAGAAAGATATATTATGAGCCACACAAGCAGGTTTTCGATACGGTAACAGGATGGAGGCATCCAGATATCATGTATCGGTTCAAGGATATTTTAGCCGATGATATTGGTGGGTTTCTTACTTCAAAAGGAAGGTACGTGGATAGAGAAGAGGCTTATGAAATTGCCTTTAACGCAGGACAGATTGATAAAACCTCAAATGTTAAAAAAACGCTTTTTTCAGAGGATTTGTATTAAAAAAGAATTTTTAACAATTTTTAAGAAAAAACATGTTCATGCCATATTTAATAAAATGGTATATTTGCCTTGTTAATGGTTTGGTGGTATAAACAAATCGAAAGTATACAAAATTGTTCATTAACATATTGGGGGGAGTAGCTCAGTGGTAGAGCTTCCGGCTGTTAACCGGAAAGTCGTGGGTTCGAGTCCCACCTCCCCCGCAAATATGAATCGCACAGGGCACGAGATCAATGGTGTGATTCAGAAAGATCTCAACAATGGGAGAGCTGCTCAGATGGTGGATGGGCACCAGACTGTAAATCTGGCACATAGAAACACAGGGGGTTCGAATCCCTCCTCTCCCACAAACTTCACATGTGATAGCACGATCCCTACCGGGCGATATAAAAGAGAAGGGATTAGCCGTCTTGGTAGAAATAGGCGGAGGTATGTTCCTGACCTAACTGGTGGAAACAGGGTTATTCGTTCTCGAAAGAATGAAGTTCCGTGAGAATCGGAGGTGGATATGTAGTTTAGTGGTAAAACGGTCCCTCTAGGGGATTGTCATGGGTTCGAATCCCATCGTGTTCCACAAAAGGTTGACACCGAAGTACAAGGTGCAAGCAATGAGGTGCAATAGGGAGAGCCTCACATTAAACAAAAACCCTCCCTGTTATGGGCTCGTAGCTCAGCCTGGTAGAGCATCTGATTTGCAATCAGAGGGTCATGGGTTCGAATCCCATCGTGGTCCACAACACAGGTTTTGACGGTATGTTTAGAGGGTTGTACAAAAAGAAACAAACCGTGGCACGCTGGAAAGACGGCGGACTTTGAGCCATCGTCCAATGGAAAGACATCGGATTTTGGTTCCGGGAATCGAGGTTCGAATCCTCGTGGCTCAACAAACAATTTGGAAATTTCAATTTAAACCCATATAGTAACAATTGCAACACATTATGTACATAGACGAAAAATTAAGGAAAAAACTGACGGACGACGACATCAAGGTGCTTAAGCACTTGCAGTCGATTGACAATTTGTTCAAGAAGGGAAACCTAAACATCTGTGAGATTTTCTGCAACAACGGGCATATTGAACCTACAATCGAAATCGATGGTGAGGAATACGAGATTGCATCTTTCCACAACATAAAGAGTGATGGGGGAGACCCAGACCATTACGGAAGATTTGGATTACGTTCGTATTATGACTTGATTAAAAAACTTGATGAAGAATATGAAGAGTAAAACCGATACAAGAATACCGTTTTTCCAAAGATTCAATTGTTCAATAGATTGGAAATTGAATAAGATTTTGAAGGAGTGTCTTAAACATGAAATAAAAGACATTCATAAGCGTGGTTCTTTTTTTATCGAAATTGAATTTGGTGACATGACCCATTATGAATTTTGGAATTGCAACAGATGGGATGGATGGTTGATGTACGGTAGATTTTGGCGGATATTTGACAGTGACGAACACAGCCTTTACAGATATAGCGGAAAGAGGCCTACGAGACGAACAATGCGGAAACTTCTCAATCAATTAAACAAATATCACACTGAAAGAACAAAAGAAAATGAATTAAAATAATAAAGAAACACTAAACTTATTATTAACCAACCACTATTGGCAACCACTTCAAAAAGAAACATATTGTTTTTAACAATTTTTAAGAAAAAATATTTTTGTGGTTATTTGCTAATTTAGTATATTTGTCTTGTGATTGATTCGGTAAGACAAAACACTGATAGCAACGTTCATTGAAATAATTGAAAAATCATAAAAGAGTTGATACGTGAGGTTCCCACACATATCCGAATCCGTTTTGGTGGATTTCGGAGTGTTGATTTTCAACGGTTATCGCTCATCATGGAAGACATAACAGCAAACCTTTTGAACACAATAATTAAAGGCAAGAAAGTTGGAAACCTTTAATAAGTCTTCTGTTTATTACATTTTTAATGTAAGGGCCTGTAACTCAGCAGGTTAGAGTGCCTGACTCATAGAAAATTGTGTGCATAGGCGCGAAAGCCCTGTGTAGAATCCCCCTAATTCGGTGGAAGTCCTTTGTTGGTGTGTTTAGAAAGCGGGCTAATCTGTATTCACACAGACGCCTTCGCCAACCATGGGAGGTGGGTAAATATCACCCTAACACATCAAGTGAAACACTAACCAATAACGTGTGAGGATAATACCGAGCTAAATTGAAGGTTGATCTACAAAAAGATTTTTACATCTTTTCCTTCATAAATGTGTAGAGAATATAGAGGGGACACCTAAGTCGGAATTGGTTTGAGAATATATTACCATCAATATTCATAGAGGACTACTCGGGTGTAGGAAGTTGTAGGTATGAAATCCTACATATATTCAAAAACCAACTTGCAAGAATTCCGATACGGTGATGATATGTTCCAGACCACAAATGAAATGCGCCGAGTAAGGTTTGGCGATTATGCCTGTAAAATCCAGTAACAGCATTTCATGCCATGGTAACATGGCGTGGTAGGAATCAGGGAGTCGTAGGTTCGAGCCCTACCAGGCCCACAAAAAAAAAACAGGAGTTCAGCAATGGCGCTTAGGCTGCTCCTTCCGTTAAGCCGGACGTATTACCATGCAACGATACCGTCGAACCCTGTGTAATGGCAGGGCTAGGAAATGGCCTCCGAAGTAGCTCTTCGGAGTTTTTTGGAGAAAAATAAAGGAAGACACCACAGCAAAAAACAAAGGACCAAATTGCTAAATTGGAATTCTAAAGTCTTCTGTTAAGATATATTGCGGGATGGAGAAGTTTAGTCATCTCGACAGGCCCATAACCTGTAGATCGCCGGGGCAGAGCCGGCTCCCGCTACAAAATTAAAGGCGAGCGCACAAAAATACAAACTGACGGGGAATCGGTAAACCCGCGCCACGAAACGACAATGATGGGGAAAAAATTGTTCCCATACCAATGAAGGTTTAGTTGTTGTAGTAATGGAGAGATGGTAAGGCATCTATAAAAGTAGCCTCGTGTGTAAGCGAGAGAGGAGTTTCGGTTCGAGTCCGAATGAGTATTATTTAATTAAAAATCAAACAAAAATGATAGAAAGCAACATATTAAAAGAGCATCTTATGTTTGAACTGACCGAAAGTGGCTTTTGTGGGATTTCGTCTATGTTATTGGAAACATACGGTGCTGTAACAAATATAAGGTATTATTTGGATGTTATTGAGAGTAAGTTTTTGGAAAATGAAGATACAGTCACAAGATTTGATGAAAGTGATTTCCCATTAGGCAATATAAAGAATATTAATATTGATATTGTTTTCAGTGAGAATCACAATAAAAGGCCTGATGTAAATGGATACTATGCATACGAAGACGGGAAACTTAATATACATTTGCAAGCTGTATCATATGACAGGGAATCTGTGGTAAGGAAACTGAGAAATGTTATCGGACATGAAATGATACATGCAATGCACGAAGCCGGTCTAAAGGATACATTTGACAATGAAGAAATATCATTAAACGATGTTGAGCCTTTTTATAATGGTGCGTTGTATTTCATAAACAATGGGGATAAGTTGGAAAAGGACTTTGGTTACGTTTTGTATTATCTTTCCGACAGTGAGAAAAACGCATACATAGGTCAGGTGTTTACGGAACTTGAGGAATTTGGAGATAAAATAGTTGATGCAAACAGTGCTAAAAAGGCGATATTGGCCACAGAAAGTTATAAAAGGTTGGAAAAATTACGTGATAGAATACAAAACATAAAAACACTATCTGAAACAGATAAGGCATACCTCTCCCAAGCCTTCAACCGATTTACAGGGAAAAACCACACATTCAAGAGAATGGTTGATTGGATGGAATTCAGATATGAGAGGTTCTTAAACAAGTTTTTTGAGCAGGCATCAAAGATGGCAAACTTCTTCTATGAGGAGAATATAAATAAAAACGGTAGAGTGGAGCCAAAATAATAATTCATATAAAAACAAAAGAAAAATGGTAACAGAAGACGATAATCTCGGTGTAGTCGAATTGGACGAAAAAGACATGAAGGAGGTTGACGGCATTTTCAGCAGATGGAAACAGGGAAACCGCGAGTTTGAAGGAAAACTTGAATCTTTCATGAAAAACAAGGTTGAGAATATCAGGAAGATAAACGAAGCCTGTGACACCATGATTGTCAAAAACGGCAAGGTTGAACGCATACAGCCTAGAACATACGAATCTGAGGAAATCAGATTGCTTAAGGAGCAAAACGAACTTCTTAAGGAATTGCTAATCAAACAACAGAATAATGGACAGTAATGAATTGGAACGTAATGCAGTTATCTATGCTAATGAATATGGTTTAAAACCAGAAACCATCAAACCGATACCAAAGAACGAATTGGTCGAAGGATATGTGTATCTGGGGAATTGCCGAAACGGTGACACAGCCTATTGGGATGGTGAGGTTTTTCATTACCAGAGATACAAGTTTGGTATGTGGTTCGACGATACCATAAAGCATTATGAGGACGATGACGGTTATGATGTTTTCGTTCCGTTCGAGATAGATGATGTTAAAATTGAAAATTGAGAAAATGAAACAGGAAGAAATTAAGGAACTTATCGAGGAACTCGGTTATGAAGAGGTTCTTCTGTTTGAATCCCCGTCATATAATAATGCGTTTATCGGACTTACGGAGGACGGGCGTGCTGTATATGACTATCATGATATGGTACAGTGTTTGGTAGAATCAGACGGTATGACGGAAGAGGAAGCTGAAGACTTCATCCAATACAACACAATCAGGGCGTTGCCGTATTATGAGAAGCATCCTGTTATCATGAGGAAATTGGAGTATTTGTTATAAACAAAGGAGAAACCAAAGTCATGTGAAATGCGCGTGAGTAGCATGAATCGTACTATTCTTGAGACCTACCGAAACAGGTAGACGGACTCAACACCGGATCGTATGTGCCGGCGGTGGTTGGCCGCTCCTCAGTTATATAAGCGGCATTTTTGGAAACATAGGTATGACAGGCAGAAAGCATCCGTAGTTACCTTAATTTGGTTTTATGGTGGACGCGAGAGTTAGTAACCTGTACGCGAACATGCCTATGTTTCTTTTTTTTTTATTAAAGCGGCGGGAAAACCCATTGGTATTTAGCCAAGCGGCAGTTAACTTTTAAGATTTTTTAAGAAAATTTGAAGAAGAGTCTGTTATTCTTTTTCGTATATTTGGCTTGTTAAGATAAGTTAACGTATTGTTTAATTTAAATTTTATTACAAGATGAAAAACATGGGATTAGTTATTGGAATTGGTGTTGCTGTTTTGTTTGCCGTAATCATTATCGGCATGTATTTCGTATACAACAACAGGGAAATCTCTCTAAGAAAAGAGGCTGAGGCTCAGGAGAAAAAGATTGAGACGGTTTACGATAAGATGTGGAAGGTGATTTCGCAGAAGGCTCAGGTTACTTCAGAGTACAAGGATTCATTCAGGGAGATTTACAAGGAAATCATTGCAGGCCGTTATGAGAACGACGGTTCGGGTCTTATGAAGTGGATTACGGAGGCAAATCCGAATTTCGATTCAGGCGTCTTCATTGACCTTATGAATACCATTGAGGTTTTGAGGGCTGAATTCGCCACGTCACAGGCAAGGATGGTTGACATTTGCAGGGAGCATGCTACACTGATTTCCGTGTATCCGAGCAAGTGGTTCATTACGAACAAGACGCCAATCGATTATGAAGTGATTTCTTCAACTCAGACAAAGGATATTGTCGGAACAAGACTTGACGATGATGTCGAGGTTTTCAAAACGAAATAAGTTTTTGCCATGCCGTTGCTTGTAAGTTTTTTTCTTCCGTTCCTTACAGTCGGATTGTTCATATTCTTTTTCAAAGGTGATTTCACAATCAGAGAAATAATAATATTCCTTTTGGGCAGTATCTCTTTATGCCTATTGACATGGATTATAGCTTCCTCTTTATCCGGACGTTCAGTTGAATATCTTGGCGGTTACGTGGAAAAAGTCACTCATTATGACGAATGGAATGAATTAGTCACTAGGACAAGACAGGTTCCGGCCGGACAGGATGACAAAGGCAACACCATATATGTTACACAAACATATACGGAGGTTGTTGAGCACCCAGAATGTTGGTCAATGAAGCCGAGCCTTGGTAAAGAGAGATGGATAACCGAGTATGATTTTGACACCATAAGGGAAAAATTCGGAACGGATGGTGTTTTTGTCCCAATGTTCAGGAACTACTATACGAAGAACGGCGACGCACAGTCATATTCGTGGAATGGCGAGAGGGGAACGATTGTTTCATATACAAGAAAACACAGATACAGGAATCCGTTCAAAGGGACAAACTCCATATTCCGTTATACCGATATAGATTATGACAAGGCAAGGGAATATGGATTGATGGAATATCCTGAAGTGAGAGGGTACAAACAAAAGACTATATTGGGCTTCATTCCTGATGATGATGCTATAGATGAAATAGACTACATAAATGCAGTTTATGGCGAGAAGTCTCAATTCAGGTTGTTTGTATTAGTATATCCATCTAACCTTGGCATCGAAACGGTTGAGAAGCAGAAATGCTATTGGCACGGCGGGAACAAGAACGAGCTTGTGGTATGTGTTGGTGTAAATGACAGTTTGAAAGTTGAATGGTGTGGGGCGTTCTCATGGTGTGATGAGCCGTGGCTTGAAGTGGAGACAAGGAATTGGTTTGCTGAGCATGACACATTGGATATAAAGTCGTATGGTCTTTGGCTTGAAAAGAACATTGAGAGCAAATGGAAACGAAAGGAGTTTTCGGATTTCAAATATTTAGGAACTTCGACTTCGAATGTTGTTAAGTGGATTGTGTTCGGTTTATCCCTTGTATTGTGCTTTGGTTTTTGGATTTTTAAATTGTGCGATGTTTTTTAGGAAAATTTAGTTTTGAAAAATAGTATATTTGTATAAAATGGAAAACGATAAAATTTGCGAGGAATGCAAGAATCCGTTTAAGAGATTATTCAATAAAATTGTGTATGCAATGGATTCTAACAGGAAACTGATTCATAGAAGTGACGCCTATGACAGTGCAACATACGGGAACTGCATGACAAGGGAGCAGTTTGTTATGCACAAACAAATTGCCATCAACCGACAGATAAGAGAGAAAGTATACAACGCATCTTTCGATGATACCGACTATGAAAAATATTTTCTGTTGGTGTCATTAAATAAGGTCGAGGAGGAATGTGCCCATGAAATCTTCAAACCGTTTTCGATGAGCGGATATACCATCACAAAGATTTCCGATATCGTTGAAGCACTGAACGGTTCAAATGTCTACCTTATTGATTGGAGGAACTTCTAATTTTTTAAAAATGATCTTATTGTATTTGATTATCGTAATTATCCTGTTTGTAATAAACACATTCATTTTGGTTTCAAATCTCTTCTTTCCTGAGATTTGGAACCCGAAAGGATTGAAGGTGTGGGAAATGCTGTATGAAGACCCGCAATTTTTTCTATTAAACAAAGAGGGAGTTAATAATAGGTGGTATGTGTTTTTTCCAAACCATGAAAAATATATTCTCTTTATCGAAAAAGAAAAGAACGGAAAAATGGTAACAAGCATACACACTAAAAATACCTGTCTGTTCTACGATTCAAAGAAAAAATATAGCGGAAGAATGTTTGAGAAAGTTAAATCTGTTTTAATCTAATATTGAAAATATGTTAAAGGATAAGATGTTATATGGTTTGAATGATGTAACCATTGTTCCTGCTACATTAAGCTCGATAAATAGCCGTTCGGAATGCGATGTGTATTATATAGGACCTTGTTTACCATTGTTTGCCGCACCGATGAGCAGCGTCATTGATGATACCAATTACAAGGTCTTTGAGGATTCCGGAATTAGAACGGTAATACCGAGAAACATTCCCTTTGAAAGACGCATGGATTTGTCGGACAAGGTTTTTGTTGCCGTTGGTTTGGTGGAGTTCAGGAATATTGTTGAGAATATGGAATTACCTACAAGGCATTTTTTCTGCATAGACATTGCAAACGGTCATATGAAATCAGTTTATGATTTGTGCAAGATGGCAAAGGAGAAGTTTGACAGGAAGATTTCAATCATGGTCGGTAACATTGCCAATCCATTGACATATCATGAGATATGTAAAAAATATCCTGGAGTAATCGATTATATCCGTTGCGGAATCGGAGGAGGTAGCTGCTGCACCACTTCAGCCAACACTTCAATCCACTATCCAATGGCAAGTCTGATTTCGGAAATGAGGAAATGCAAGGAATATTATCATGGAGTAGGACTTTATGACGTTTGCCCTGAAATCATCGCTGACGGTGGTTTCCATAATTTCGACCAAGTAATAAAGGCCTTGGCGTTGGGTGCTGATTATGTCATGTTGGGTAACATCCTTGCAAGATGCGAGGAAGCATGTGGTGATACAATCGAAGAATACAATGTAGATGCTTATCCAAAAGCCATTGTTCATAATGAATATTCTGATGATGACTATTCAATTTACAAATCATATGTCAAATTAAGAGAGTATTATGGCATGAGTACCAAAAAGGCGCAAAAAGAATTCGGTGGGGAAGGAAATAAGACAGCTGAGGGTATTATGAGATATGTGCCGGTTGAATATACGTTGGAAGGATGGGTTGACAATTTCAAATCATATCTTAAGTCGGCCATGTCATATACCGATTTCAGGGAAATAGAGGATTTTGTGGGTGGCCCGACGTTGTTACCTATGACAAATTCAGCTTTTAATGCGTATTTCAAATGATATGCATCATATAATACATACTTCAAATTATTACCCATATAATGCATAGAATAATTAAATTCAGAGGCAGGAAAGAAGACGGGCAATGGCTTTTCGGAAACCTGATTGTTCGTGAAACTGATTCTCCAGCGCCAGAAACACCACAGGCGTACAAGTGTGTTATGATTGGCGAAATTGAAGATGGTTCTGAGGAAGAAGTGGAAGAAGAAACCGTTGGTCAATACACAGGTATAAACGACGCAAACGGAAGTGAAATATATGAAGGTGATGTTGTAAGATATATAAATGGATATTGCAAGTGTGGAAAGGGAAAAGAATGGATTGAAAAGGAGGACTTTATTAAAGTTGAATATAACGGAAACTATCACTGCAACATAGGAAGTCTTATCGATGTCAACAATACCCTTTTTGTTGTCGGAAACATACATGATAAACCTGAATTATTAAAAATTTGTAAAAGAAAAAGAAAATGGCAATAAGAATGGAAAATAACATTTTAGGAAGATACGAGAATGGAAATTATACAGTAACCATTCTAAAAGATGGGACAAAAATTAGAGAAACCGAGGAAGATTGTTTTACACCGTCGTTTTCAGAAAACACGGATTGCAAATTAACAGATAAATGTTCAGTTGGGTGTCCGTTTTGTTATGAAGGATGTACCTCAAGCGGAAAACACTCTGAAATTGATTTCAACTCGCCGTGGCTAAACTCATTGCATCCGTTTACAGAACTTGCCCTAAATGGCAATGATTTGGATCATCCGCAACTTGAAGAACTGCTTGTGTTCCTTAAAGGAAAAAGTATCATAACCAACTTGACAGTCAACGAGAAACAGTTGATAAAAGGAGTTGAACAACTAAAGGAATGGCAGAAAAACAATATGGTATATGGAATCGGGGTCAGTTTTTCGACAGGTGATTTCAAAACGCATCAGGAGGCTATATTGGCTACGGAAGGTTTGGATAATGTAGTGTTCCACACGATAGCCGGTGTAACTACAAGAGGCGAATATGAAATGTTGTCCGCAATACACGCAAAGGTTCTCATATTGGGATATAAGGAACTAGGAAGAGGCATATCCTACAAAGAGAAAAATGATGTGGACAATAAAATAAAGGAATTGAAAAGAAGTTTGAGCAGGCTGATAGAAAAATGTTTTGTTGTTTCTTTTGATAATCTTGCAATAGAACAGTTGGGTGTCAAAGAATTACTGTCTGAAAGTGAATGGAACGAATTTTACATGGGTGACGATGGTCAATTCACATTTTACATTGACATGGTGAAGAACGAATATGCCAAGAATTCCCTTTCAACCGAAAGATTTCCAATAGGAAACAAAACAATGGACGAAATGTTCAAGCACATAAGAACGCTTTGATGTTTTTGGAAAACTTTATTCAGATTGTAGTACATTTGTATTAGAAAAAAAAGAAACCATATGAGTTATTACAGAACATTCTCTCCAAGTGAGGAAAAAATGGATGAATTGCGGAAAAACGCCCGCAAGTCATTGCACAACGATTTGGAAGATATGAAGATAGAGCTTCAGATGTACTGTCTTCTTGAACATAATCCGAATGACATAAGCAATGTTATCAAGCATATAAGGTTCACTCTTAACTGCATGAAATGGCTTATAAGGGAGGAGTGTTACGGATATGCCGTTAACAGGTATGACACTGAAGAAGACAAAAGCGTTTGGTATTGCGGATGGAAATATTCGCACGGCGAATGTGAGGTTGAGGTTGACAAGGTGGCCAACATGGTTGTCGAGAATCTTGTCAGACTTGCCGTTGTTGTGAAAAGCCCCGATTGGTTTGACGACAATGAGAAGTTCTATGAGAAAATCCGCTCAATATCAGACGATTTGGATTATTTCCATGACGAAATGTCTGAATATTACGATTATGAGGTAATGAACGAATTGAAGGAGTTTGAGGACAAGGACGATGATTATATGGCATACAAGGAAGGGTTGACAACCGGTAAAGAATATAAAGCCCCAGAAAATGAAAACGAAGAGGAATAGTGTATTTGAAACTAACTCAAGTTCGGTACACACGTTAGTCGTTAAGAAACCGAAAGAATATGCCTTTGAGTTGGAGACCGAAGGCGAAAGTTGTGTGATTGCCCATTGCCGTGATTACTCTAATGTTGGGTATAATGAACCTTGTATTCTATCGACCCAACAGGAGAAGTTCGATTATATGGCTTCGTGGTTTGCATGCAAACACTTTTATTGCGGGACTTACTTTTATGAGTACGAAACCTTGTACAACACACTGCTTGAAGCCGTGCAAATTGTGAATCCACAGATTTGTATGATAAAGGTATTGGACGAGGAGAAGGCAATGTTTGACCACGAAACCGCCCCATACAATACAAACGACTGTGTTGTTGACGAATATGACAAATACGACATTTGTGATTTCATTTTCAATGACAACAAAGAATTGAAATGCTATTTTGATTAGTTAAATTATAGTTTATAAAAAGTAAAAAAGATGAAAAAGATTTTATTATTTTCAAGTTTTATCCTAATGTCGCTTTTTGCAAGCGCACAGTATTTCACCTGTGACGGAACGTATGTTGTCACGGAACCGAAGGAAGGCCTCAAGATAAAGGAGTGCCATGTCTGTGTTGAGGAGACGTATGCCGAAATCTACATTTTTGACAAGGAGGTTGTCGTTCCTGTTGTTGACAGGAAGCACGTGAACCTGAACGGGATGTGCGGGGATGTAGTATATCTCGATGAAGACCATCTTTCCTATATTTTCTACGGAAGATCTGAAAACACGGCAATGTGCATGGTCTCAGTAGTAAGCATATATGACCGTTGGACATTTGTAAGAGTTGAGCATGAAGATTAATTGCCATGAGGAAAGACAGGAGACTGAAAATCATTGATTTAATAACAATTCTTTATATCCTTTTCACGGTGGCTTCGGTGGCATGCATGATTATGGCCATCCGTGTTTCTTTGGAATGTCTTTTCTGTGATGCTGCATCGTGGTGCGTGTTATCCATATTCGGGTTTATAGCCATGTTGATATGCAATATGTTTTTACTTTTCACACCTACAGAAAGACTATTCAAAAGAATAGGTAGAAGAAGAAACAGGAGGAGAAAAGATGAAGATAAAAATTGAAAACACAAGTTTCCCGAAGGAACCTAATGTCGGAATTGAAGAAATGTCGGTAACCTATGTACAGCCAGCCGATACCGATGATGATAGAAGCAATTATCAAAGGATTAAGATATCTACGGTGAGTGTACCGTGCTGCGAAGAAGACGGGGAAGACTTGCCGTACTATTACAACTTCGAAATACTGCCTTTTGATGACGGAACACCCGGCCATTGGAGTGTTGAGCACGGAGAAGAGCTCCTAACGTTATTCAACGATTTTTTTGAAAGACTTAAGCATAAACACGAAGAAAATAAATAAAATGACAAAGGAAATATTTTCAAAATCAGAAAGTTTCAAGGAAGAGTATTGTTCGACAATTATCAGGGTTGGTGAACTCAAGGACATTGAGAACTCAGACAACCTGAAGCAGGCCATCATTGACGGTTTCTCCGTTGTTGTCAACAAGAACGATGTCAAGGAAGGCGATTACATGATTTATTGCAAGAACGAAACAGAGTTAAATTCTTCATTCTTAAGCATAAACAACATGTATGAGATTGGGGAGCGACATCTTAACAGCAACGCCATTGAGGTGGAGAAGCTCGTTTCTGAAGGCAAACAGGACGAAGCCAAGAAGATGGTCGGATATTTCAACAAGCACGGTCGTGTAAAGATGATACGCTTGAGAGGATGTCCGTCAATGGGTGTTCTTCTGACTCTTGAGTCTTTGGTTAATTGGAAACCCGAACTGTCAGGTGTCAACCTGTCCGATTATGTCACGTATGACGATAACGGCAATTTCATTCCGTTTGATTTCGACACAATCTGTGGCGACCTTTTTGTCAAAGCATATGTTCCGAGAACCAATCCTGTAAGAAGTGGTGGCGGCAATGGAAAAAACAATAGGAAATACAGGCAGTTCGACAGGATGATTGAAGGGGAATGGAACTTTCACTACGACACCGGCCAATTAAATTCCAATATGTGGAAATTAAAACCTGATGATAACGTGGTGATTAGTAATAAACTTCACGGAACAAGCCTCTGTCTTGGAAATGTTCTTGTAAAGAAAAACACTCTTTTGAACAAGTTCAGGAACATCGTAAACTCATTCATGGACAAGAAGATTTCAATAATTGAACGTGAGATTGATAAAAATAATAAGAGATTAAAAGATATTTCAGAAGGAAAGGAAGGTGTTACAATTTCAGTGGAAGAATCAAAAAAATGTATGGAGGGTAACTTTCTTGTTGAAGTAATCAATGAAGAAATCTCCAAACTTGAAAAGAAGAAATCTAAAATTGAAAACCGCAAGATAAAGAAGTTTGACACTGAGTACTATGACATCTATTCCTCAAGGACGGTAATCAAGAACCAATACATAAACAAGTATGTCAACAGCGGTTTCTACTCGACAGATATTTGGGGTGAATACCATGACCTGCTCAAGGGAAAGATTCCCCATAACGTGACAATCTATGGCGAGATTGTTGGATATCTCACGAATTCTAACAGGATGATTCAGAAGAATTACGACTATGGTTGTGAACCCGGTACAAACAAGCTGATGATATACCGTGTCAATGAAAAGATGGAAGACGGGACGCACAAGGAATACGAGATAGATGAGGTTATTGATTTCACCAACAATTTGGTTGGAATCTTTCCTGATATTTCCGACCGGATAATGCCTTATCCAATCCTGTTCCACGGGAAACTCTCAGACTTATACCCTGACATTGACCCGTCAAACCATTGGAACGAAAACGTGCTCGAAGCGCTTAAGAACGACAAGGAACATTTCGGAATGGAACTCAATGAACCGATGTGCAGAAACAGTGTTCCAAGGGAAGGTATCTGCCTCAGGATAGACAATGACCCGGTAAAAGAGTGTTTCAAGCTTAAGACCCTTTATTTCCTCGGCAAAGAGGCAAAGGAAATTGACAAGGGTGAAGTTGATATCGAGATGGCCGATGCATACAATTAACAAATAGAAAAAAATGATAGACAATTTTGAACAACTGAACAGTCTTCTCAAGTTCGAGAGTAATGATGATTTCTATATGTTGCAGATAATAAAGCGGAGGAAGGAGAATCCTGATGTGGATAGGAATTCCTCCACTTTGAAAACTGTCTATCTGCATAGGGAAAACCAACTAATGGAAATAAAGGAAGACTTGATTTGGCTTGCAGATAAAAACAACGCAAGGATATATCTTAACCCTAACAGAAAGTCGTTCAAGAAATGTACCTGCCAATGTTTGAAGGAATTTGCCAACAGGATTTCGGAAGACAACTATCATAAGCCTTACAAGATTTTTGACTCCGTTGCAGGTTCCTGTGGTTCAAAGAATCCGATATGGTTGATTGACGTTGATTGGAATGATATTTCTGAGATTTTCAATAATACAGATAATAATGAATATCTGAAGAAAACATACATTAACAAAATTTGTGAGTTAATTAACACATTAAGGCCCGAAGGAAATGACAAGGTAATTGCACAGATTCCGACAAAAAACGGTGCTCATATATTGGCAAAACCGTTTGACGTACAGGAGTTCAGGAAATGGTACCCTACAACGGACATACACAAGAATAACCCAACATTGGTTTGGTGTAATTAAATTTTAACATTTTTTAAGAAAAAAAGATATACATCTTGTTCTAATTTTCAGTATATTTGGATTGTTAGTTTAGAAAATAAAAAAGGTAGTCAAAACAGCAAAATTTCAAATGTTTATGGGAAACAACAAAAGCACTACTGCACAAAACAACATGGTTGAGAATTACAAACAGTCTGAATTGTCTCAGCTTTTTAATTTGACTGAGACCGAAAACGGCGATGTCGCATACAAGAGTCATAAGAACAAATTGGTTGACATCCTCTTCAAATGCGAGTATTACACAAAGCATCCCAAAGAGTTGCAAATCGGAACGACAAAGCTTGAAAAGCTTTTCTCAATGTTCATCCGTGACCCCCGCTATGGTTTGGGTTACAAGGACGTAGGTAGAAGATTAATGGCATTGTCGGGTGTTTCGCCCGATAACGTGGTTAAAGCCGGTAGCTTCAAGGATTTCAGGGAATGCGAGATGTTTTTCAACGGAATGTTCGAGATTTGGCAGTCTTTCATAAGAAGGGAGATTGAAAACGGAAACGAACTTGCCAAGAAATGGGTTCCGAGATACAGTTCAAAGAACCTGATGCTTGCAAGGAGACTTGCGAAAGCATGGGGAATGAACAAGCAGCAATACGGTCACTTTGTCAAATGTGACACTACAGAAAACAAACTGTCACGACACAGAACAGATGAAATAGTGTTCTCTCATGTGCCGTCAAAGGCCATGCTGAAGTATTACAAGAGATTCCTAAAGGGTGAGGATACCGCAGAGCGTTTTGCCGAATACCTTGAGTCAGTAAGAAAGGGTGAGGCCAAGCTGAACGTTTCAGTGACAACCGTATATGACATATACAGGAAATCATTTGAAGAGGATTTTGACCCCGATTTGTTTTTCTCAAAGATCGAGAAAATAAGCGGCAGTTGGATTCCTATTGTGGATACCTCCGGAAGTATGCTCGATGAAAACGATTCAATGGGAAAGGCATTGTCCATTGGACACTATCTTGGTAAGTGCAGCACATACTGTCCTAATCAGGTATTGTCTTTTTCAAGCCGCCCTAAACTCATAACATTGGGCGGAGAGAAAACTGTATACGATTTTTGCTCAAGAAGCCTCCCCAACAAGGATTCCCAATATATCAGGGAAATAAGAAGCATGTACACGGGGGATTGCAGCAACACTGATTTCGGTGCTGTAATGGACATACTTTCCAATTTGAAGGAGGAGTTTCCCGAATATCTTGTCGTACTTTCCGACATGCAGTTCGATCAGGGCTCCGGTAATAGAAAGGACAGTCTTATGTCAGAGTGGCGCAGGAAGGGTATAATGACAAAGATTGTGTGGTGGAACTTCAATTCAAGAGGTTCTAATGTACCCGAGCAGGACGAATGGGGAAATGTATTCCTTTCAGGGTATTCCCCCATGCTGTTAAAGTATTTGGACAGCGGTTTCAATTCAGAACAGTTCCTTATGAAATTGTTGGCTGAATACGCAAAAAATATTCTCAAATCAAACAATTAAGGATATGTTAAACAGAAGCGGATTTTTCTTATTGGTTGTCACAGCCGCAAGCGTCATGTTCGCGCTTATGGTTTCACTGAACTCAATGTTCCTTTTCTTAGGACTGATTTCATCATTCCTATTTTTCAACGTAACATTGTCAACAATGACAAATGCGCTGAGAGGCTTGTCAGTGAAAGGTAACGACACGTTTTGGAGGGTTTTCCTTATGCTTGCCGCATCGGTCATGCTCGTTCTTGGAATAGTACTATAAAAATAATATATTTAAAATAGAACATTTAATTAATATGGCAAAAACAACAAAAGAGAAAAAGACTAAGGAGGTTGAGCCTCAAATGCAACCTGTAGAGGAACAGAATGTTGAACCCAATATCGGCAAAGGAATCCTTCTGCTAACAGACAATATCAAGCAATGTATGGACGTGCTTATCCAAGGTGTCGAAATCGCACAGAAGAACGGCGTATATACCTTGAAGGACGCATCGTTGATTGCTCAGGCGGTGGATGTGCTTTCCCCATATTGCAGGGAAACAAATGTAGCAAATAATACGTTTTAATATAAATTGTTATGCCAACAGATGATTTAAAAAGCAACCTTGACGGTGTTTATACGCTAACACTTACCACCCCTGAATGCGGAATAAAATCGGTTGACTTAACCGGAACAATTGGTGTTGACTCGTCATCATTGATAACAACCTCAACAGGAACAGATTCGGTTTATTATTACAAATGGGCCACAACAACAGGTGAGCCCTATACAATATCAAGTCTGAATTGGGATGTTTCAGGTTGGACATGTGGAACCCTGGAAGAGGAACCCGAAGAGTCAAGAGAGTTAGTGTTAAAGACAAGAAGAAAGAGAATAAAATTAAATTTTAACTTATAATTTCGAAATTATGGAGAAGATGAAAAGAATCGAGGCGAACATGCGCAAGAGATGCGAGACCTCAAAAATCAACCTTAGAATCAACATGGTTCACAGCGTGCTTGAAGGCGCGAAACTCAAAAGCAAGGAAAAGGAGATTGACGCAGAGACAAAACTCCAAAAATACATGGAGGAACTTGCCGAAACAGCGGACATCAAATGCGTCCTCCACAAGATGATTGAATGCTTCAACGACAAGGCCGAAGCCATTGAGGAAATCGAACTTGCTGAAAAGCTTGAAAAGTATCTTAACGAAGAGGTTGAAGTAGAAGACGAAAAAAAGGAGAAACAATAACTCCTGCTAATTTCTTCAGAATGCAAACTCTTCCGGATAATCTCTGGAAGAGTTGTTTTTTTTTTTCGTTTTTTCTTTGAACTATGTTATGGAATGTAGTATATTTGTATTACAAAACACTAATGATAAATAAAAAAAAACAAGTATTATGAGCGATTATGTAAGAATTAAAGCTGTGATGTATCCGATTGATGAAGTTCTCTCTGACAAGTTGGGCAATGAACTTGAAGAGCCGTTTTTCATCGAGGTATTTGATGATGGCAAAAACATAAACTATTATCTGTGCTACGAATTATATCACACTTACGGTGAAGAGTCAGGTGATTTCGGAAGAAGTAGAGTCTTGAGTGAAACCGAACAGGAGAAATACAGCAAACTATTTTCCGACTACCTGAATGATATAGATGCAAAACTGCTCAAATATGTAGACTATTGTTATTACAACTGTTGTGAGTGTATAGACTATTATCTTGGCAGCTTTGATGATTTTTACAATGAAATTTAACAATTAAAAAACAAGAATATGAAAGTACAAATCAGACATTTGGTTTTTGAGACAAATTCAAGCTCTACACACACAATCGCAATAGCGAAGAATTTATGTGAGGAAAATACAGATTACGAATTAAGCCAATATGACATATATGGTTACGGGGAGAGTGGATTTCAATTCGGGCGTGTCCCAAAGATTGAAAATTCAATAGGAAAGAGAATAGCATATTCGGTCATTGTTTTCCTTTCTTACCCTAAACGTGTTATACCTGTTGAGGAACGAATTTTGTTTTATGAAAAAATATATGGAATACTTGAAAGAAATCTGAAAAATAAACTTGATTGCCCGTATTGTGATACAAAAGAAAAAATCATAAGTAGCGTGATGAAACTAATAGAGTTTTGTGAACGATCGTGCTATGAATATTGCAAAGAATGGAAACCGACATACACCATAGAAAATGAGATATTCAAAAACAAGTTTGCATATATAGATCATATTGAAGAAACTGAGGATTTTTACAAAAAGATAACCACAGACGATTCAGCTTTGGAGCGTTTTATTATGGCTAAAAATAGTTTTGTGTATTCAGGAGGCGACGAATACAATGGTTACTATATGCCGAGAGTGGGTTTTGAATATGATTATGAAACGCAAGATGAATTCATGGAAAAAAGCAAAGAAATGGCTGAAAAACTCGATATAGAGCTATTTTTTAAAGGAAATTAAAAAAAAAATAAATTGTTTAAAAATTATAAAGTTATGTTAAGGCAAGTTAGAAATAGTGTATTCGAAACAAATTCAAGCTCCACACACACATTGTCAATCTACAAGAAAGAAGATTGGGAGAAATTTGAAAACGGTGACGAAATCAGCGGGCCGTTTTTGGATTTTTGGGGAGATGAGGAGTTATACACAAGAGAAGAACTGCGTAAGAAATACGAAGAACAGTGCAAGGAAGATAATGTTGAACCTTCTGAGGAAAACTTCTCCATATGGTTGAGAGAACAAGTTGAAGACGGAGAATTTGAATCTTACGATTCGCTGTCGGAAGAGTACGAGATATTAAGGAAAGACATTCCCGATTCGGAATATACAGCAATTTCAATATATGGAAACGATTAAAACTCCTTTGGAAAAACTGAAAGAAATCGCCTCACCGGCACCTTCAGATTGGAAGGTTAAAGCCGAATACAGGAGAGATAATCGTGGATGATAACAGTTGATTTGTTATCATCACAGGAGAAACCGAGGGAATATATCAAGGAGAAACTCAATTGTCAGGATGAATATGTCTCAACCATAATGAAAGGTCAGGCAGACCTGAAATTAAGCGAAATTGTAAATTGGTTGGTTTTGACGGTTTGTTTGGCACATTGACGAAAATTAATAATAGGAAAAAAATAAAATAAATGTTATTTACAGAATCATCAGTAAGGGAGGTTATACAGGAACCTGGATTGGATGGTATGCTCAAGCATATCGACTACTGTGCCGGAATATGCTACAACCGACATGGTTTGAGCAAGAGAGGTGACAGCAAGGCTTTTGTTAAATCGTTGTTTGAACGGGGCCACGGAAGGTGCCTTGAATTCGGGACGGTGAATATGAGGGTTCCTTTTTTGACTGAGCCTCTTTCAAAAGAAATATTCAAGGTTATACATAGCCCATACAGTAGAATAAACGTAAACAAAGAAAATCCATACCTTCCGCTTTGGGAGGTCACGACAAATTTCAGGGTTATGTGTGACAACTTAGGGTTTGACAAGGCTTTGGAGATTGCGGAAAAGTATTGGACTGTAGAACGATTTTTCCCGAGAAGGACTTTTGTTTTTACATGTTCAAGAGTGACCGCAGACTCGTTCAGAACCCATGTCACATTGTCGTCATTAATGAAAAGTACCCGTTATGTTGATTGGGGAAAAGGCGGTATGAGATTCACCAAGCCGTATTGGTTTGTTGACGGAGAGGAAGAGGACATCGGAACAAAGGAATGGCTCTTCAAATCAGCGTGTGAGGACGCTGAGATAAGATACAACCAAATGGTAAGGGAATACAAGATGAAACCTCAGGAGGCGAGGGAGATATTACCATTGTCCATTGAAACGGAATTATGCTTATGTGGTTTTCCCGAAATTGAAGGCGAGGGATGGAAACGTTTTCTTGACATGCGTTGTGATCCAGCCGCACATCCAGATGCCCAGAAATTGGCGAATGAAGTTAAGATTTTGTTGGAAAAGAATTAAAAATTATGGTTGATTGTATTAATTGCAAATATCATTCGGTACTTTCATCAACACTTGAAGATTATAGGATAAATGTTGATTTTTTGTGCCGACAACAGGATATGCTTGTTGTAGGGAACCGTGTGTATGAATCAGGTGATTATGATCCCGACCATTTGACAAACCCTATAAACGAGAGTAAATGCCCGCTAACAAAAGAATTACCGATGACACCTGACGAAGTGACAATGCCTGACAAGGTTAACCATCCGAGTCATTATACGTGGCTAAAGGATAAATGCGGGATAGAGGTTATTGACATAACACGTCATCTTGATTTCTGCACGGGAAACGCTGTTAAGTATCTGTTGAGAGCCGGCCATAAGGAAGAGGCGGACATGACTTCGGTCGAGAAGGAGATTGAGGACCTCAAGAAAGCCAAATGGTATATCGATGACAAGATAAACGAGCTGATGAAAGAAAACAATTTGGAAGAAAAAGATATCTTCAAACAACGTCAGAATAATTTCCAATACACGAGAGACGAACTGCTATCAGAGTTGCTTTGGGCAAAATATTGTCAAGAGAAAGAAAGGGGCAGTGGTTTTTATCTTGTGTGCCAAAAAGGTTATGAACCAACATATATTCAAGGCAATGTGTATCCCTATATCTCTTTCATGTCCGACATACACCCTTCAGCATATGTCGAATTAACATGGGGCGAGTTTTATGTGTGGTACGGAGATTGCAAACCGATAAACTTAAAAAATGAGAATATTCGTGAAACCGACGAGATAATTAAAATTTATTCCGACAAAGAAAAGAATAAGGAATCTTTCATGAATTTTATAAATTTCCTTATGGAAAGGAAAGTTAAATTATGGAGAGAAGGGCA